GGAACCCCATTAACCACTCTACCCACTGCGGGTTCAAATTCCCAATCGCATCCCCGCAATATCCTGCTATTTCTTCCTCTAGATTCGCTTTGTTCCGATTGGCAAGCTGTTCCCTGTTCTCGTTTGTTATTGGTGGATGTACCTTGTTTGCTCTTGGCGTTGGCCACAATCCATACTCTATCTCTTCTGTGCGGGGCGTTGACGGCACAAGCCGGAATAATAAATGCCCTTGTGGTGTAAAACTCACTCTCCAAGTCAGTAAGCACACTGTCGATCCCCATGCTAATGTGTCCAGCAACATTTTCTCCAATAACCCAACGCGGCCTGTGCTTTTGGATGAGGCCAAACATAGCTGACCAGAGGTGGCGGTCATCTTCCGCGCCTTTTCTGTTCCCGGCAAGACTGAATGGCTGACAAGGGTATCCACCGCAAATAACGTCAATTGATCCGTCATAATCTAAACTCCTCACATCGTTGAAAATCGGAACATCAGGCCAATTTTTTTTTAAAACTTTTTGACAAAATTCATCTATTTCACAGAAAGCAACTGTTTCCATCCCTGCCCTTTCAAGCCCAAGGCTAAAACCTCCTATTCCACTAAAAAGATCAAGAACCCTTAATTTTCTCAAAACCTTACTCCATGCTTTGCTGCTATTTTAATCCACTGATCAAGCGCATCCCCTTCATCAACCGCCTCAATGATGTAGTATGGAAAGCCATATGCTGTGACCCTATCCTCAAACCATATCTGTGCATCGCTTAAATCTTCGTTTTTTGCCTTAACCTCAATAAAAATTGTTTGCGGCACATCGCACACAGTATTTGGAGGCAGGAGCATTGTCAGATCAGCAACACCAGCCATAACACCCATGGCCTTAAATATTCCCGCCTCTGCCTTTGAGCGGCCTCCCCCATTAGGCGTATGATATATAAGAAACGTCTCATATTTCTGAATATTCATAAGCCTGCGTGCAAAATTCATAATACCAATCTGCAGTCTTTGCTCCGGCCGCTTCATACGCTTTTTTGCTTTTGGATGATTATATTGACTCTTTGGCTTGCTCATTACCTTGCCCCTTTGGTGTGTAGATTGATTCCGTGTGGTTGTGGTCGTAGTTTATGTCCCTTAAAGATATTTGCGTATCTTGGTCATAGTCTAGGTCGTCTTCACGTACAGAGGCACACATCATTATTCCTTTCTGATTAGGTGGTAGTCTTTTGCGATTAGCTCAATAGACTCAAGTTTTGTTTTGGCCTCTTCGTACTGCCTCTTATTGCCTGAGAATAACGCTCCATTTATGCGCGCTTCGTATTCTTCTTTCGCTTTGGCAACATCCACCTCTTGCATATCGCGTAGGGCTTGGAGTGCTTCGTAATTGGCTTCCTGCTCTTTCGGCATGACGTTTGATATCACCTTACGGCCTATCAGCTTGATTGATCCTTCTAACGCTTCTATCGCTTTATCTATTGCCATCTATTCACTCTCCTTTGGTGGTTCTGGAAGGGGTTGCCAGTGGGTTACACGATGCGCTTTTATTGGATTTACTGACCAAGGAGCTTTAAAAAACCAATCATTGTCTTCACTGTCATAGTAGCCGTAAAAAGTCTCTTTGGTCATTTCTCCAAAAAACGGCTCATCAAAACAAATTATTACCGTTTCATCTTTTGGCGCACTCTCGATGTCCTGCCATCCCTGCCCCTCTATGTATTGGCGTATTGTTTGAACATTTTGCAATGTGCGCTTTAAGTTTTGGCAAACGTCCTCGATTTTATCCAAAGCCTCTAATGCTTGCTCTTGTGTTACTTTCATGTGATGTCCTCCGATGTTATGTTGCCCTTGATATAGCTGGGGCTGTACCCTCAGGGCATGGGATAAACAACTCACGCCCCTCTATGTATTGGCTGAGGGTTTTAAACCAGCCAATGGCATCTTCTACATAAGAAATGTTGACATTGTCTTTCATGAACTCTTTAAGACAAAAATCAACTTGCTGTACCGCCTCTAATGCTTGCTCTTGTGTTACTTGTGTCATCTATATATAAATCCTTTTATTTAATAAGGTTGATATTTGTATGTTGTGCATTTAATAAGTCTGCCAAAAACAATGCTGACGCATTACTCACAGCCTGATAAGGCCATGTGTATAACTCTGTATAACTCTGTACAACCAATGGATAAAAACCTGACTTACACACAGGACAATTACCAACAAAACGATAAACAGGCTTATACTAAAAATATCAACACTCTTATCCACAGTATTCATCATCACCAATATAACTGGCAATGGCCGCATTAACTTTTTCAAAATATTTTTTTGAAGGAAGCCTTTTGCAAGACAGCACTCTGGACATTATCGTAATGTCAATTTTATGTTTCTTACAAAACTCTGAGACTGTTTTTACGTGACCTGCATCAATAATAATTGCAAATTTATCCGGCCAAACATCAACGGCATAATTTCCGCGATAGACACGATCATTAATTAAATCAAGCGCATTTACGTCTTTAGTCATATTCTTCTCCTGTTAAATATAAGGTGTTGGCCATCGCAACCTGACAACCGCTTGCTGTTTATCCGTAGAAAACTTATTACTGCGCTTTGTGTTCCTGTGGATTCAATCATCCCGCAACACCCTTAAAACAACACTAATACCATTTGACTAAAATTGTCAATAATAATTGTTGACATCATTTTCAAATTCTCATAACTTGAAGTTGCAACGAAAGGAATACACCAATGCATAATGAACAATCATACATTTATAGAGGAAGTGTTACGCAAACATTTGATTGCGACCGCGAGGAAACCATGCGCGATGTTGAGGATGCGCTTGATCGTGTGGAAACAATGCTTGAAGATTTGCACACACAAATGATGTACAGCACTGCTGTGCCTGCATATCGTGGAGGTAAAAATGGATAAAAAGCCAGAGCAGGAAAACCAGCAGGAACAGAAACCAGATGAAACCAAGAAAGTAAAGGCGTGTTACGCATGCGGACTTGAGTTTACCGGGCATGGAAAAGTATGCTCATCATCATGTAGACGGGAGTTTTATTCATGATAACAGGGCAAGACTTTGTTGATGTAACAATCAGGCGTATTATTAATAAATACGCACCGAGCAACCCCTCTTTTCTTGATCATGTGAATGATAATTTAAACGATGATCAATATGAAGAAAAGCAATTGGAGCTGCTACAAAACGCAATGTCTGAATGCATAGAAACAGATATAAAAACTCTCTTTGCTGATCTTAAATATTTGAGGGATGATCAGGTAATGAGGTTTCTTGAAATGATCACGGAGCAACAAGCCGAAACGATCAAACACTTTAGAACCAAGGTTAATGTAAAAAAAGCACTGACAGGAAAGGAATAGCACATGTCACAGGAGCTAATTAAAATTGAAACAGGTATTGTTGATTACAAACCAACACCAATCACAGATTTTTTTGAGAAAGAGGGTGGAACAAAACCTCTTCTTAAAGAAATGGAAAAGGTCATTGATAATTTTGATTATGATTTATCAACAAAAGCTAAACGGTCAGAAATAACAGGGCTTTCATCAAAGGTTTCAAAAACAAAAACATTCCTTGAGGAAAAAGGAAAAGAACTCAAAAAACAGCTTGAGGCTGAGATACAGCCAACACTCGATAAGATTGCTGTTATTGATGCGGAGCGATCCGCATTTAAAAAAGGCTGCGATGATTTGCGAAAAAAAGCACGCAAGCCTCTAACCGATTGGGAAGAAGCAGAAGAAGAAAGAAAAGATGCGCTTAACAAAAGGCTTTATGACCTTGAGCGCATGAACGATCCAAACATCATTGGCTCTGAAAACATTAAGGCTCGTATAAATAATATAGAGGAAATTGATATTGATGAAACGTGGCAGGAGCATCAGGAGCGTGCAGAAAAGGTTAAGGCTGATATTCTTGCTGCAATGTCTGACCGTCTTTCTATGGCACTGGCAGCAGAGGAACAGCAGGCAGAGCTTGACAGGATCCGCAAGGAAAATGAGGAGCTACAACGCAAAGAGCAGGAGCGCCTAGCAGAAAAAGCAGCGGAAGACAAAGCAAAAGCCGATGCGCAGGCTGCTATTGATGAGGCCAATGCCGCCAGAGTGCGTGCGGAAAAAGATGCTGAAAATGCGCGTCAGGAAGAACGTGACAGAATTGAACGTGAAAAACTTCTTGAGGAGAAGCAAGCCAAAGAGCGTGAAGCCGACAAGAAACACCGTGCATCAATTAACTGCGCTGCGCGTGATGCTCTTGTGGAAAAATGCGGTATTGATAATCAGACTGCAGTCAAAGTTTTAACTGCTATTGCAAACGGAGAGATTGATCATGTCACAATCAGATATTAAAGAGCGTACAAAGCCCCCGGTAGAGGATGAGCATCAGGAGGATGATCTTGAGCAATATCAAGGACAATGGAGTATTTTCTTTCATCTGAATGATGGAAGGTCAGGCAATGACCCTGATGAGATACATAACACGCAAGAAAAAGCACAGGCGCGTATTGATGTGTTTTTCTCTGAAAGAGAGCAACATGATATTGTGTGTATCCGCGGTTTTGGATGCATACCCAGCATGAGCGTTGTTACGGCCTATCCAATACCCATTGCAGGGGAATAAGTTTACTGCGTACCCCACAGCCATGAAAACGTCAGCGATAGACTTATCATCATGGCTGTGGGTTTTTAACAACAACAAAAGACAGGAAAAATACTATGAAAACAGCAACAAATAAAAAAGGCACAGCAGATTATATTGATAAATATGTTGGGGACAGAATAAAAAAGTTACGGCTTGCAAATGACATGTCACAGGAGGTTTTAGGTGAGCTTATCGGTGTTACTTTTCAGCAGGTGCAGAAATACGAGAAAGGCATAAATAGGGTTTCTTCTTCCAAACTTTACTCTGTGACCAAAATTTTTAAATGCCGGTTTGAGGATTTATTTCCACCGCAGGAGGGTGATACTCAATACCTTTCTCTTGATGAGCGCACCGTTACTATTCTTAAAATATGCAAAGAGATAGAGCTTGAGGATTGCAAAAAACTTAAAGCCGCTGTCAAAATAATTAAAGGATAAAGCAAGGCATGGCTCCACCATTTCAATCCATAAACCCGCTATACATAGGCCAAATAAGACAACTTGAAGAGGAGAGACAGCGCATGCCAATCATACCAGATATAGGCTCGATATTTCACGACCGTGAGCATAACAATACCTTTATACATCAGGCCGCAAGAATGGATGCAAGACGGCAGTACGTCAGAGAAAGAGCCATAAGAGGAGATATAGAGCCTAAAATGATTATAAGACGTGGCGGGATGAATATTCCTGTTGTGCAGACAGACATATCTCAAATTAGCACCGCAGAAATTGACTCAGAAACAATTTCACAAGGATTAATATCCATAGAAATTGAGCATAGTTTTTACCATAACCAAAATCTGTGCCGTATAAAAACACCACATAACAGCAAGGTAGATGAAGCAATCTCAACCTGCGCTGAATACTTTATCAATTATGATATTCAATCAGATCAAAGAACCGCTAATAGAATATTTATACGCAATATTTCACATGGCATTGGTAGAGACGTAAACCTAAATGACATGGCTGATGATTCCGTATGGCCTATGTTTTGGCATGCTATTATGAATCAAGATATGACTTACAGCTATTCAAAAGAGACTGCAAAAGAATGTATATCGCTGTTTCGCCAGCATTATAATATCTCTAAAAGACATTGGAAGTTTTTATGTTCAAAGCCTCACATTTATTTATATCACATCAGCAATTTACCAAGCGGATATATGAATATTAAATTTCCTGATTGCTTAATGCAGGAACGAAACCACAGGCTATTTGATTTATTACAGCGGCCAGAAATTCAAAGAAGCTATGTGCGCTTATGGATGAAACAGTTTTTTGATAATCTATACAATGAGCATCAAGATAACCCCAACATCTTTGCTATTAATTATGAGATTTTTTGTAACCTGATAAGTGATATTAGCGATATTATGCAGCATGCAATATCAAGAAGGCAGCTAGAAGAAATTCTATCGGGAAACTGTTTAGACCAAATAAGGAGCAATGTGCATGATTATGAGAGGCAGCGACACATAGAGCTACTTAATCCTGCTTGGTTAGGCGTTGATTTTGCGCACAAAAAAGAACCTCTTACAAAAGAACCATATACATCTGAATACCCGAAAGAAATTGAAAGGGATGGATACAAGGCTGTTCTTATAAACAATGATTATCACCTTAAACATGAGGGTGAATCCATGTCTCACTGCATCTTTTCATCATATCGCAGAAGAATAAAAGCAGGGCATTACATGGCGTACCATATCACTGGTAATGAATTGCCGGAAAAAGGCATGACATGTGGAATTGAAAAGCGTAAACCTTTTTCTCCTCACGATATTTCAGGCCTTGTATTTCACACTCAATCAGACGGAAGAATAGCACCAGAAGGTATTATGTGGCAACACGATCAAACGCGCGGCTATAAAAACTCAACCGCATCATACGATGAGGGTCTTGGCGATTTCATTGCATACATTACAGAATTATGCAACAACACCCTTGACAAAAAACGTCAAAACAAATAGCCTGATTTTATGCAACGAAAGAAGGAAAAGACATGTCTGAACATTCAAAATCCCCATGGGAAACAAGAGAATACAAAGGTATTGGTGTTGGCAATCCTGTTTATCAACGTGCAATATTTTCATCAAATAACGCTATGCCACTGGCTATTGTTCTTGGCGATCCGCGTTCAAAAAAAGAAAATGATGCGAATGAAAGGCTTATTGTTAATTCTCCTGCATTATTACACCACCTTGAGGAATGTATAAAGCTATTACCAGAAGCTTTCACCATTGAGGCAAGAGCCTGTGTTGATCGTGTGTATGGAGAATCAGACAATGAGTAGCTTAAAACAATGGCCATGGGAAACACCTGAGTGCGGCATATATTTTAATATGTCCTTTGAGGAATACCTATCAATACCCTGCCTGCAGTCATCAACCATTAAGGACTTACTGAAAAGCCCTACAATGTTCTGGTCTAAGTCATGGATGAATCCTCTGCGTGATGATTTTAAAAAAGATATCAAGGCATATGAGGAAGGCAGGGCATATCACATGCGCATTCTTGAGGGTAAAGCAATATATGATGCGCACTATGCGCCTGACTATGAGGATGACCCCAGCGATGATACGATCATAAGAACAGGTGATGATTTACGCACAGCGCTGAGACATGCAAAACTGCCCATGTCATTCCAAACAAAGCGTCAAGGTATTGACAGGCTGCTCAAGGAAAAACCATATGCACGCATTCTTGACATTGAAAAGAAAAAACACAAAGCAAAATATTCCAAAGATATTGAGTTTATTGATGCGGCCACACACAGATATATTGAGTTTAGCGCAAAGCAGATTGAATGCTCAAAGCATCTTAAAAGCTATTTTGCTGGTGGATATCCAGAGGTAACAATCATATTTGATTGCCCAATTACCGGCATACGCTGCAAGATAAGGCCTGATTATTTAAAGGTTTCACCTGTATGCGACCTTAAATCATTTGCCAACACATTTGATGAGCCTGTGAATAGTGCCATCATCAAAACAATGAATAGGTTTCTATACCAGATACAATCACGGATTTACATGCACGGTGTAAATATTGCCAAACAATATGTGAAGCAAGGCAAAGTGCATGGCGCAGAAAATGTTAATCCTGAATGGCTGAAAGCGTTTAGTGAAACGCCCTGTGATGAGTTTTGGTTTTGCTTTGTACAAAAAGGCCTTGCGCCTGTAACGCGCGGAAGAAAGCAAACACTACGTGACAAATCTGTGGATGATGCTTTCCTTGAGTATATCGTACCGGCCGCGGAAGTATTTAAAAAGAATTATGCCGCTTTTGGCGAAGGATTCTGGATTGATGATGAGCCAGATGAATATATCAGCAACACCGAACTATGGGGATTATAGACCATGATTAAAATTACCGTGCTAGACAACATGAATAGGTTTCACTCTTTCCAAGGAAGAGATATGGCCTTTTTCACATCACAAAACGGCTGTGAGATTGTTGATTTCTCAAAAGAAAAAGAAAAATCATGTGCATTCTTTTCGCAATATCAATGGGTAAAAAAGGATTATGTTGAGGATACGCCTGAGCCGCAATCAATGACCGCCTCTGATGTTGTTGCGCGTGGCCGCAAACAAAAGCTATCGCTTGAAGATGTTGCAGAGGCAAACAGACAGCTCGATAAATTCGAAGAGGCAGACATTGCCAAAAGAGTAGAGGCTGTTCTTGATCATAACGATCTTTTGCCACCAAAATTTGATACAGTCAGCGATAATATTGTATTGCAGAAAAAAGAAGACCTCAAAAAATCGGCACAGATCACTGCTGATGATGATGTAAAAGATTTTTCTGATGATGAGGTGACAGATAAGGAAAAGGCCACACAGGACGATGCTGACGCGGAACAGCCGCTATTGCTGGATAAAGATATCCCTGATGTAGACGTTGATGCTGTACTGGCAGAGGCAGAAAAAAAGCACCTTGAACGCCCACCATGCGAAACATGTGGTGGTGACGGCACTGTGCCAGATAATGAATCAGAGGATCCACTGGATACTGTTACGTGTCCTGATTGTTAAAGTTATGGGGCTGCTTTTTAGTTATGCATCGCTCTAAGGAGTGATGATGCGGAAATAATCAATACCGCATCGAAAGCAGCCCCGCCATTTTAAAAAGAAAAGATTATGAGTGAATACGTTAAAAAGCCTTGCGCACACTGCCCTTATAGAAAAGATGTTGAACCATTCCTGTCAGCAGAAAGAGGGGAAGAATTGGCTTACGCGGCAGAGAACCCGTACAATACTTTTCATTGTCACAAGACGTTAGAATATGACGATGAAGAAGGTGATACTTACGCAGGAACAGAATCAAAAGTATGTGCTGGATTTCTGAGCCTACAACATAACTGCAACGGTAAAACATATTATGATGAAGATGGATTTAAACCAAGCACCCTTGTTTATGAAGATTCATGGGATATGGCTGCTGCATATGAGGAACAAAACAAAGGAGAAAGATAATGCCTAGAATAAACAATTTAAACATAACAACCACAGACGTGTGCATGGAAATGTGCGAGGGAAACCCCGGTGCGGCAACCGTATGCGGACTTGCTCTAAATAACGCCAAAGACATTGACCCGCAAAGCGCTCTTGGCGGTCTTGGCGTTATACTTGGTTTTGATACCATGGAAATATACGGCAGTCATATTTGGATATTGTATAAAGATGTGTGTGGTGAAAACATCGTGCATCTAATTGCTGTCATGCGCGCGGTTCAGCTTGGTCAGATTACACCATCAAGTGTTAAAAAACACATCAGAGAAGCAAAGCCAATGGATTGCGAGGCAATACTAAAAGATGTTATGGAGAAGCTTACACAGTTTAATAGAAAACAAGAGGCTGCATAACTTGCAAATATTCTAATGTACATATATGATTAAAAAATGTCGCGGAAAGACTTCGCCTTCTTTCGTTGCAACGCGTCATTTTAGGCAGGTGATTTCTCCATGGATCACCTGCTTTTTATTGCTGATTATCTTCCGGCTCATTCTGAGCAATCCAATCAAACAAAACCTGCATCATTGCTGGATATACCTGCTCAAACTCTGCAATAGGCAGGTTTTGCTCATCAACAATGCACGGCACTGGCGCGCTGATTTCCTGCTCTACTTCCTCAAGAAATTCATTACTAACGATCAGATTGCTTTTCACGCCATTTGCGCAGCTTGATAATAGCACCACGCTTAGTGCGAGAACGGTTAGAAAGCCTGCGCGCTTTCTCAACGGCTTGACGTAATTCTGCATTTTTCTTCCCCTGTATCCAATTAATGGCCTTGAGGATTGCAAGCGCAACCCCGATAAGGCCACCAATAAATGTAAGTGTGGATCCTGTTATCATGGCATTATTCTTTATTAATAATGCGCACAAGCTCTGCTTTTAGCTTTGCATCTTCGATTTTAAGGCCTGTACGATCATGCGTATATTTCATGGCCATACCGCCAAGCATAACAATGCCACCAATAATGGTTTCAGGTGATATGCTTAAACCAAAATGCTCCGCAACGGCCATAAGACCCATTCCGATTGCCGCCAAAATAGTAACCACAACATTCAACACATATTCAGACGTTGTGTTTCCAGATTTCACAGGCTCAGAAGCCTGCGCCTTTACTTTTTCTATTTCTTCGTTTGCCATATCAGCATCCTCCATTAGGGTTTCTTTATCGTGAATTAAGGCCTGCACAACCTCATCATATGTGGCGTGTGCCTTGTTTAATCCATCACCATCATAATAGCTCTTGCCGCCTGCATCTTTCGGCAGTGAAGCCCATTCCATACTCAAATTGTTAACTGTTTCAGAAATATTCTTATTACCCTGCAAAAAATCAAGAAAACCACGCCCCTGCAAAAGAGCAAGCGCAAGGTCATCCTGTGTTTTTTCATCAAACAACATGTCTCTGTCAAATTGATCAAACTTTAAAAGACCCATAAGCGTATCATTAATAATCTGATATGCTCCGGCCGCAGTTGATTTAACACCCGCCTTCTCAAGACCGTCCTGCATATCCAGAACATCGCCAATGGTCATTTTAGTAAGCGGTATTTTACCACCACCATAAACCACGTTGTAATCATTTCCTGATTCATGTTTCTTAATAACTTCCAAGATTTTTAACATACTGCTCTTTCCTGTTTATAGCCATAAAACACATGCAACAGCTGCATATGCAAATAATCCTGTCAGTGTTTCACCAATCTCTGTGGCATAACGATCAGACACTTTCCATCCGATTATATATGCAAGTGATTTCATAATACCAGATATACCCACTATTAGTGCAGCAAGAGGCTGTGTAAAACATAAAGCCAACACCACACCAGAAACCCCCGCAAGCCCTGTTATTGCAAGCAATAGAGCATCATACCAGTACACATTAATTTTTCCATATAGCGGATAAATTAAATACTCAAGTTTTTCAATCTCGCGAGAATCACCCGGAACATCAGGATAAGAACCCAAATCCATGCCACCACCATGACCCGTTGTTTTACCAAGAAAGCAAAATCCTGCCGTAGCCATAGCAGCAGATACAATTCCTAACCAGTCATGGCCATTATCATAAAATATATAAGCAGCAGCACACGCCAGAGGGATGCACCACAAAAGATTGCGCACCACCTTTGGCACGCCTTTTATAAACCCTCCACCATGCAGACGTGATATCGCTGCGCCTGCAATACTAAAAACAAAAAGTAATAAATATTCCAAATTATGCCACCCTATTCATACATTATGTTTACAGCGGAACCAGCACCAAAAGTATCTGAATTGCTTCTTGTTACGCGCACTCGATCTAATTCTGCACTTAGAGTTTTATAACCTCCACCCATTACTGTACGCTCTGTTCCTGTTGTAGCTATCCCAACAACATGACTGGCAACCCATTTATCACCATCGCCATTCATGCGGGTTAATACCATATGCCCTGTTATTTCATCGCCTGTGTTTTCACATTCAATATGAAACCCATCTGTAACATCTGATACAATACCGCTTACAGAATTTCTAGTTTGCCCGGACATGCTTACATATCCTGCTGCTTCAATCCCGCCGCTATCACCAATTTGGACAAGCAAATCATCTGTTCCAAGCTGAACATCATAAAAGCTGATTGTGATGCGTTTTGTTCCAGATGGAATGCCTGTAAAATCAAATTCTGTTTCTGTGCCTACCGCAATCTGTTCCGTTTCTTCTGTTAATATTGCGGCAATAGAATTGTCAACAAGTGCTTTTGTACTTTCTGCACTCGCAAGATTTGAAGACGTTGCAGTTGCAAAAGTATCATCATCAATCAATGTAGCTAAAGCGGCACTACCCAAATCAGCCGCCACAACATCGCCCTGCTGCCAAACCGCTGCGCCCAATGAAGGATCAAGACAGTAATACATATCGTCATTTGTGGCATCATACCACTGTGAACCAATATCATATCCATCACCACTATCATCATTCACTGTAGGAGCAGCAGTAGCATCAAATTTATGAAGCTTAATGCCAAGCAAATCTCTGTTTGCCGCAACATTTGCAAGCGCAATAACAGACAATCCATAAGCGGTAATGCCTGATATTGCAGACAGATCAAGCGCAATACTAAAAGTAATATCATCAACACCAAAATCCACAGGATCCGTGGTGGTGGTCAGCTTATATAAATAACCCGCTGATGTTGAACCATACAGCACCATAAACAATGTGCCTTCCGTAACATCACGCGAACCATCAAAATCAGCAGACCGCGACCATGCAGAGGCAGAGGCAATATAAATACCATTCTCTTTTGCATCATCCTGATTTTTAACCAGCACACGATCATTGGCAACTACGGCCACACCATCAATTGTTTGCTCACCTGACAGAGTAATGTTTGCTGTGGTGGCCACACGCACAGGCGCTTTATACGCCACGCCTTGATTAAGTCCGTTTATTCTGTCCGTTACTGTCATTTTATGATTTCCTCACCATTAGAGTTATACACTATATCAGAATTATCCCTATCTATCACTATCCTTCACCACCTGTAAAAGCTCTGGAATATTTACATCCTCCTGACCAGAAGCCTGATCAATCAACTCATCAAGCGCCTGATACGGCTTATACACAGGAAGCTTTGTAGCAATACCAAGGCCAACAACCAGCCCCTTTGTAAACTTTTCAGGATCATCGCTCTTAACATTGTTAATCATCATGTTAATAGGAGATTCAATAGCTGACATGGAATAACCAAAATCACCTGCATACCCCTGCACAATACCGCCGATAATCGGTAATGAAGACGCGCCATACAGCATGGATTTAAGCAATGTCCACTCAAGCAATCCCTCATCGTCTTCCGGTGGGTCACTCATCAGCCCCTCAAGAATTGCAGGAACAAAGAGCAGAGACGTAAGAGACATTGCACTACGTGCCACATTACCGCGTGATGTATCAATACCAAGCTCTCTCAGTTTTGGATAAAGCACACCAATGATATAAGTACCAAACATTGCCCACGCTGCTTTTTCTGTCTCTGTACCGCGCTGGAAAACTGACAAGTCTTTAACCGCACCACTACCCTGTGTTTGACGCACAAGAGCATCCGCATAATTCACGGCCTGTTCATGATTGCCGTTATACTTATCCATAGCTTGATTATACCCGGCAATCCACGTAGGCATGTCCACAGTGTACATCTGTGAATAACTGTTAAAGGCCATACCTGCATACATCACCTTGTCATAGGTCGTGTTCAATTTTGAAACACTGGACATAACCATGGCCACATTTGCATCCATTTTTCTGATGCGCCCCTGCATTTCCGCAGAATTTTCCATCACAAACTTAGACATAGATGCAGGCGCAGTATAATACTGGCGCAATGATTTAAAGAAATTCTTTTGCGATACCTCACCACGCAGAACCGCGGCATATGTTGCCGTCATACCAAGTGTCTGTTTAATACCTGTGGTGACGGAAAAACCAAGGAACAGATTTGTTGTGGCCACGCGCAAATGCCGCACAACCTTGTCCTGCGCTTTTACAGGATTATCATACACGCGATTAGCAGCAACGGCCTGTAACCATGGCTTAAACTGATTATATACCTGCACACCAGCCGTTTTAATAATCGCATCTTTAAATATAGGATTCATAATAACGCGGTTTAAATCTTTGACTGCAGTCCCATGTGTGATGAGGTGAATGGTTTTTGCAAAATGCCCGGAAACGATTGATTCAAAATCAAGGTCTACAGGTGCAGAAAAAGTTGACCTGCTCTTTGTCATGCCCTTACCAACACTCGGTATAGTGAAATTGCTTTCAAATACGGAAACATCCTCCGCATTGCGCGCGCCGATATCAGAGCGCTTAATATCATAAACCACAGGAAAATAACCGCCCTTGTATGTTCCCCATTTTGTCTCAAGAGGCTGCGCCTTCACAATTTCCATCGGGAATCCTGTAACCTCTTTATGCACACGCTGCAAATCAGGACGCAGGGTTTCCATCAAATCCCATATCTCTTGTACAGTGTCCATGTCTTCTTTTGTCAGGTAACGCTCAACTAAATCCTTAACATCAGCATATTCCCAGCTATAACCATCAAGAAGCTTTTCAAGATTGCCCTCATTACCCATATTAAGAGCAATGGTCACAATATTTCTGACAGTAAACGCGCCATCAAGACGCTGGTCATAGACTTTCTGTTTCCAACGATTGCCAACACCACCATTTTTCTCAATGATTTCACGGAATTTTTCTGCAATCTCTTTGTGCATTTCTTGCTCACGCGCATCAGCCTTGGCCAACGGATTCATAAACATTTGCGCAAGCGTTCCGTTTAACTCATTGCCTTCCATCGCCTTTAGGATAAACTCCATTCTTGTAACGGAAGAATCAAACCCGGCAACAAGCTCACGTGCTTTGTCGATCATGCCCTCATAATGTTTTGACATGTCACGTTCTTTGTTGTTGTCGTAAATTGTATCGGCTGCGGCCTGCGCTGCCTCACGTGCTGTAAGGCGCTTTCCATCAAGCTCAATCTTTAACGTGTCGCGGCCAAGCTCAATTAAGCCCTCAATTGAATCCTTTAAGCCCATAAACTCATCAACGCTCAAATCTTTGTAAGGCTTTGCACCCTCTGTATTCATGTTGATTAATTGCGCAAGCGCCTGCGCACTGTCAGGAGATTCCGCGCGCAACTGCTCAAACCAATCCTGAAAAGCAAAATCACTACGCCCAATATCATGTCTGGCAAGAATTGCCCTGATTGCATATACATAATCAATGTTAATTGACTTTGCCTTGGCAATCTTTTTATCTGGACGACCAAAGCGCCTCCACCCCTTAACACTTTTCTCAACCGTTTCACGTGCATCTGCAGTCATTTTATACATGTGATGATTAAGCAACTGTTGCGCCTTTGCGCGTGCCGCGCGCGCATAATTACCCTGCCCCAGCGCTTTGCCGTAATCGAAATATGCACGATTTTCCGCACGTAAATACCGGCCGGGCTGCAACTTGGAAACACTTAAATCACCAACAAGCTTAATTGCCGCGGCCTCAATGCCATCAGGATCAGGAGCAGGGATACTGCCAAGCTCTGCAAGAGCCTTCATTTCCAATGCAATAACCTCTTTGCGTAGCCTGTTATGATATAAACGCATAGCTTCATCGTCAATTGAGCCATCATTAAGCATATCTCCATAGCGCTCAAGCATGGCTTGATCAGTCAGGCGCGTTATGCGGTCTTTCTTTTTCTCAGCATTCATAAAATCCATGAGCATTTCATAGCCATTTCTATAGCCTAAAATGTCTGCATACACATCTGGATGCTGACCACCCTTCTTAACAAGGCCACCATGCCCCGATAAATACGGCACAGCCTCTTTACCATGCACCTGCGTAACACCTTTGCGTGATAGGCCACCTTCTTCCAGTATTCTATCCATGGCCGCATAGGTGCGCTCCTGCTCCACCTCTTTGGTAATGCGCTCCTGCAAAGCACCGCGCTCTTTCTTATATGTCTTTGTAGCCTTTGCCTCTGCCTGCCTGATTGCTTTTTTCAGGATCCGCTCTTTGGCATGCTCCAGCGTCTTTTCATACTTCTTACGCATACGATCAGCCTGTGCTTTTGGCAATAACGCCAATATAGCCTCATCCACTTTAAATGCAGGCTCCGTGCGTACACGCTCAATGGCATCATCCGTGGCCAGCATACGATCAAATACATCAGATATATCTTTATTAATCTTTGGTAATGTATCACGCACACCGCGATAAATACGCATAAGCCAGCCCTTCATGCGCTGGAATGCAGATTGAAGATCAACACTCGGCGCATCACCCTTACGGATATATTCCAGAAACGCATCAGCAATCTTTTCCTCTTGCTCAACGGTCAGTGTTGCGCCGTCTTTTGCGCCAACCCATTTACGCACTGTGGCCACATCCTGTGCAACCTGTTCAGGCGCATTATCAAGCGCTGCAATCTCAGACATGGCGCGCCAGTATAAATGCCCTGCCTCATGCATGAATGTAGATAAATCTTCTTTCTCAAATAAACGGATGATGGATTGCCCGGATGGAGTAAACTCAATAGAACCACGCGCATCGCCTTCGTTTTGGAAAAGCTCAAAACCCTTTACAGCACTCTCACGCATTTTGTCGGTGATAGGCATTTGCCATACATCTTGACTGCCTTCCAGTTTATTAACAGTTTCGGTTTCTGCTATTGTCCATGAAGGTGTTTCTTTTTGCTGTGTTCCAAGATTAACGCTTGTAACACCAACCTTTGCGCCATATTTCTTCCCAAACTTTTCAACATATTTCTTGAGGATTTTATCGTAAAACCCTTTCATGCCTTCGCCGCCTATTTTTAGGCCATCCCCTGAAATTTCTGTAATTCTATCATCAACTTTTTCACCTTCTTCTTTTAATATTTTTTGGGCAATTTCTTTTCCAACAATATCCTCAATATCGTCTATTGTTTTTTCTCTAAAATGTTTACTATCCATAGAGTCAATAATATCAACACGAATATCGTATTTATCTGGGTAAATATCATTTTTCCAATAAGCGATAGCCTTGACTTGCTTTCTCAGATCATAACGATCATTCTGCACCTCGCCCGGTGTCCATGATACAGCATCATATCCCTGCTGCGCGGCCATCTGTGCAACGCGCCTGAATGCCATCTCATGCCAGTTTTTCTTGAACGGCGCATCAGGAACTCGCCCAGCCTCATTATACTCTGCGCTCGAATATGCGGCAAAATCTGCACTCATTTCTGGGTTTTTCTCTCTCCACTCATCAGCCGTTTTGTCTGGATTTTCCTTGAGCCACTTTTCAAAATTCTGTTTGGCTATATCAGCTTTTTCTTTCAGAGCTGCTAGCCCGCCCTTATACCCTTTCTTACGCCCAGCCTGATGCCAATCGGATTGTATTTCCTCAATGAACAGAACACGCTTACCATCAGCATCGGTGCGGTCATTAAGGCGCATGTGGGCAAGGATATTAGCATGTGAATAATGTGACGATGTAAAGTCCTGCTTTCTCACGTCTCTGTTATAGCCATTATCACCAAGCATTCTCGCTTGCTCATTAGCCTCATCTTTTGTATCAAATCCAGATATAAGCTTACCACCACTTGTGCGAACCCAATCTTTTTTAGATTTATCCCACAACCTGTATTTACCCTCTGCCTGACGAACTTCTATTTCTGCATCGTTTGGCAACGTCAGCAATACCTCACGGTAGTTCTCGCCACCGGGCAGGGTATATTGTGAGAATTTTGTTTCATCTATATCAGAGAAAAATGAAGAGTTATCGTAATCAACACCAATGCCAAAACCATCAAGCCTGTCTTTTAGTGCTGACCAATTTTCCCTTGTTGGATCGTAATACCAAGTTTTTAAAAGCGCCTGCAATTTCTTGTCGTCAACTTCTGCCTCATCTATTTTTTCACTAATATCTTCATAAGCAAACTGAATGCTATCTTCGTCAGAAACCGTGCTACTGTTTAACTCAACCTCTTCAATCTGCACCTGATTATCATCCAGATAGGATATAACCTGATCTTTCGTGACTGTCTTCTTGCCCTTCAAAAATTCATCAAGTCCTGTCCATGCAATTTCCTCCTCTTTTATGCCGGGCATTTTGCGCAGCATCGAGAGCATTTGATCGCCAGTGCCTTTAGGCTGATTGATGTTTTGAGCAGCGCGCAAGAGTGCGGATTGCAAAAAGTCAGCAGGCTGTGCGCCCTCACGCTGATAAAACTCCACACCTTGATCAGTCTCGCGCGTTTGTAATGTATCAAAAAGGTTATCAAATGCAGGAGCAACGATGTTTGATATCTCTTCCGGCTGTAGATAAGGAAATGCGTCCTCACCCTCCATCAAGGCTTTCCACGTGTCCTCTTTTACAATATTTGCAAGATAATCATTACGCTCACCCTTTTGATCAGCCTTGTATATTAAATATGACTCAAATGCGCGCGCTGTCATTTCACGGTCAGTAGTCCAGTATGTCTTTGTGCGCTTCTTATCTAGCTCTGTGGCACGCTTACGCATGTCAGTTTTATTAATGGCATCAATCACGCCTTTAAATGCATCAACAACCTCTTTACGCACAGGCTGATCCGCATCCTCAATTTTCTTGTAATTCTTACCAATCTTACGCTGCTTTGGTTTTTCAGATAGATAATCACCGTTATCATTCTTTTTACCAAAGTAATTATCAAGAGCATGCCACCATTCATGGCCAAGCGATCCTGCCCCTGATTTTTTAGTAAGATTTATTACCACATGGCCGCGCTCATAATGTGCAGCAGCAACAATACCACCACTGCCTGCTGCGCCTTTACCGCGCGCACCAAATGCAAGACCAAGCGTACCGTTAAGAGATAGCGCGCGACCCTCTACACCAATGATATCAGCCATATCAAGCAAAGCATCATAGGACTCGTTCAAATCCTGCGCTCTTTTGTATTGCTCAACATAATTACCAAACTGCACACCCCTGAAACCAAATTCACGTGCGAACTTTTCTGGTGTAATGTTTTCACCCATACGCCTATCCACCCCCTCACGCGGCGCATTCTCTGCTTTACGCACAGGAGCAATTTTTTTCTTACTCTCAAGCATAACAAGCAAAGCATCCTCATTATCATTGAGATATTTTCTAGCCTCTTTAACGTCTGAAAACCCTGTTTTCAAATCAATATACTTACCACTACCAACCTTTTTACCAATAACAATCTCACCAGTAGTCCTGACCTGCCATATATCAAGCTTTGTTTTGCGTTTTCCACCTGTTTCTGGTTGCAGAGAAAGCTTTTCACGCAAAACATCAATGGCACGATTACGATCACTATAGCCGCCAATAAGCCTTCTATCCTTCACAATCATCCACTGATCAACTGGCTCATCACGTTTATTGCCTTGCTCATCAATAAAACTCTTGGCTACAGCAACGGCATAGCCTTTGGCATTTTTAAATGTTGGATACCCAAGCTCAATATATAGCTCTATGTCTTCCTTGATATCGGAAAGAGTTTTAAACTCTGGTGAATCCATTTTTTTTAATAAATCATCAATTGATACCGACCCATCAATCAAGTCTATAGAAAAAGCACGCATAATTTTTAACTCATCAGCCCAACGCTCAAGCTTCCATTTTTTACGCGGCTTTGATGGTATTCTATCACGCATAGCCTTAACAGCAGCAAGTATGCGTACATCAACACCATCAGCAATCATTTTATCATAATCAGGCTCAGGAAAGATTTTTGATAAAGTAAAATCTTTTACATCTTCTGGTAATGCTTTTGATAACTTTTCAGTATATTCATGTTTGCGTGCGCCAGATATTTCCTCACCAAAATCCTCAATAGGTTTATCAGGCTGGATAGGCTCTGGCTTTTTCTCAGGCTCAAACTGCTCCTGTGTGGCCTCTTCTTGCTTAACTTTTTCCACTTTTTCCGTAAGCTGTTCAGCCTGCTGTGGCGTATCTGTTGCCTTATTAACAATTTCCTGTTGAGACTCTTGCTCTACAACCTGCCCCAAATCATCCTGATATCTTTGAAGCTGCTCCTTAATATCTGCATTTGGCATATCCAAATCAACACCGACCATTTGCATGACCTGCTCAATATCATCAAGATACGCCTGCTCTGCCTCTGCGTCTCTTTGCTCTTGCGTCAGCGCACCCTCACCAAAAGACTCATTGCGCATTTGTTCAAGCAACCAACCCTGATCAACATAGCCGTTTTCATCTTCCTGCGCGATTAAGCCAACCTGATTTCCTATTTCCTCATTAAACTCTGCGGCAGGAATATTATCCACAGAGCCAATACCCTTTGTTTTAAATAATCTCGGATGTGACTTTGGTGTAATATCCATGGCCGCAAGCTCACGTGCTGCTGCGCCACCGGGACGAAGACCAACACGCTTACCAAGCCATGAAATAACAGGAGTCGGCTTTGCCTTACCCTTTTTCTTTTTGGTTTTTACACGTCCGAACATATCAGGTGATTGCCCTGATTCCTGCGCAGCGGCACGCCTTGCAGCGCGATCACGCACACGATCAAGTGTTAAATCAAGCTCATCAATTTTCAATACGCGCTCAAGGTTTGGCACTTGCCTTCGTATAACAATATCACGCACCAAACGATCAAGGATTTCCTTTACACGCGGATCCTGATTGGAGCGCTCAAGCATTGTTTCATAGAATGCACGCGGGTTTTGTGACATAAGGCGCGCAACATCTACGCGGCCACTTGGCGCTTTACGACCGTTAAAATTTTGCAGGAGCTGCTGATAAATATTGTTTTCAACAACATCACCATCTGTCTGCTGCTCCTCAAGTGCCTGTGCCTCATCCATAAGGTCACTGATCATTTCATCAATCTCATTTAAATCAGCAGCGGAATAATGCTCAGGCGATAGCGTCACATACTCATCAAGCACGCCTTCCTCATCAAAAGGCTGTATGTATGTGAAAAAATCCGCGGCAGGGATTTCAAAAGAATCCTTTGTGCGCACAGCACCATCAAGAGAAGCCTCAAAATCAGGAATGGCATTTATGATTTGCTGCTTTTGCTCCTCTGACATTTTTTGATAGAGCGCAGATGTTGCCCCAGCATCAAGATAAAAGGTTTGCCCCTCTGTTAAGCCGTCAATGTATTCACGCATTTTAGGCTTGGAACGAGTCATAAGTTTTCCGTCAGAATTGGCCAAAGTGTCCCGTGCGTTTCGGACATATTCGGCCACGTTCATCGGGTTTGGTTGCCCTGTCTGCTCCGCAATAACCTTACCAGCACGCACAGCACTACCGGGTAAACCAAGACCAGCAGCAACCTGCATACCTGACTTTCCTGCCTCTGCAAGCCTTTCAACCTGCTCCTCTACAGATAAAGCCTCAAAATCACCATCATCAATCGCTTTGATTAACTCACCCGTGTACATTGTCATGGCTTCCTGCGCGATTTCCGTTGAGCCTTCCGCAACAATAGCTTTTGCGTACCTTTGGCCAATATCGGACAATGCTTCACGCACTGATGGATATTTAAGCGCCTCTTTTAGTCCGTCCTTTGTGAAATATTGTGACAGCTTCTCAATGCCCGGCACTGTTTCTGCAAGCTTCTTTAACGGAATAAGCTCCACCGCACCATTGGTAATACCAACAATCATGGCCGCACCACGCGCCACATTTTCATCAAGGGGCTGACCATCGGCATCTTTAAAGGATAGAAACTCATCAAAGGCCAGACCGCCTTCTAATCTGCGTGACGCATTAAACGCACCATAAGCACCACCTGCGCGCATGGCCATGGGAACAGTAACAATCTCCTCTGGAATAACAGGAGCGGTAATCATACCCACACCAAGAGCCGTTGCACCACCTGCAACGGAATACGCACCAGCTTCAAGACCAACCTCACCAAGTATAGGAACTTGCTGTGCGACTTTCAGCGCCGTATCACTAATAAAGCCTGTGGGTTCAGCAGCAACGCGCTCACGCTGTGAAAGCTCATTTGCATACGCAATCTCTTGCTCTGATGCTGCCCCGTATAACTGCTTATTTCTTAAATTACCAAGATAAACATCATAATATCCCTCTTTGACCTGACCCGGAACCTGCACAAGTGTTTTGGCCGTCTTCTCAAGATAGGTCATGTCATCATGCACAATAGAGGCATTGTCAGGATCAGACACAAAATCAATCATTGTCGGGTAATCACTGCCAAGCTTTGTAAAATAATCCGCACTAAAGTTTTTTTCACGCTCATAATGCTCAAGATCATATTGAACAGCTTGTTTTGGCACACCCAAATCCTGTGCAAGATTTGTGGCCTTGGCTGCTTTTTCCGCATCCTCACCAGACGAAGACAGAACAACGCGCCTTGCCTGCTGCGCTTTGCTTTGATTTTCATCTATTGCTATGTCAGAGAAATATTGTGCATTATAGCTATCACTCATTAATCAGTCCTTTTCACTTGTCCCTGTCTGCGCAGGTGCATGATGTATCTCTGCTTTACGCTTTCATCCGTAACCAACTTACCTTCATTGAGCAATGATTGCTCTATAGCTTTTCTCATGTCATTTGGAATATCACTGACAGGCATTGCATAAATGTTTTTCTCTTCCAGTGAAAAGATACCAGCATCATATTTTCTGTTCTTAAAGAAGTCAGCAGACATTTTTGCAATATCGGCATCCGTAACGCTCTGCGTTTTCTCATATAGCTTTTGCGCCTCAAACTCTACATAGCGTTTCATTGCAGCAACATTGGCCTTAACTTTTTTGTCGTCTGGATCCTTATTAAGATCAGCCTGATAATAATAACGCACCGTAGAATCAATCTTGTCCTGCAACTGCTTGCTCTCAGGCTTCTGCAAATCTTGCTGCTTTTGCTTATATGTTTGCAAATCCTCATATGTAAGGTTTTTAGTATATAAAGGATCGCTCAAATCAACATTGAAAAGCTGGTCAGTAGACATAGCCTCAAGGTCATTTAACGTATCGGTATCTGATATACCCTTATATTGAGTGATATCAATCTCAAGCTCTGCGGCACGCGCACGCACAGAGGCAGGAATTTTTGTATAATCACCGTTATTCTCGGAAACAATTTTAAGCACTTCATCTTGAACAGCATCTTTTTCAGCCTTCTCCGCAGCAGCAATACGCTTTTGCTGCTCCTCATGAAGCTTAATCAATTCCGCACCTGCACCGGGATAGCGTTTATCAAGCTGTGATGCAGAAGCGTACAGCTTTTTCTCATCAAATTCAGTAATACCAACCATTTGATTGGAAAGCTTTTCCAGCCTGTTTTTCCATCCATTATAAGATGATGCATATTTTTCTGGATCAGCCTTAACCAAGCGCTGATATTCCTTTAAGCGCTCATTTAAAACCTCTTGTGGTGATGCGCCGTCTTTAATTTTTTGTGACATATACAGCGCAAAATCAGAACGATGATTAACCACAGTGTCAAAAGCAATAAGCTTCATATCCTCTGGCACTTCATCCATGCCGTAATATTCCCAATATTTTTTATCAAGAACATTAAGAGCGCCTGTCTCATCTAAATTTTCCACATCAACATCAGGATTAGCCACACTATTAATCCCAAATTTTGCAATACCGCCATTTGGTTCCTGTACAACTTCATCCCCACCCTCAATATCAGTCACAACAAAGCGCATGATATCCTCTTTGTCGGTCTGCATGGATTTATAAATACCGCTGTCATAGGCATGCTTTGCTGCTGCGGCCGGTACAACACCATCAAGTAATTTTTCAATTTTCATGGCCGTGGCAAAATCAGATATATCACCAGATTTGCGTGCCTTGTTATATAAATCATAGGCATCAAGTATAGTGCCTGCATCATCACTATTTACCATGCCCATTATTCTGCTCATATAAAGCTGCGCAACCTGCTTTTTAACCACAGGAGCAGCAGGAACACCCTGTGAAACAGCCAGAGTATTTGCTGTGCCGCGCACATTATCAAGTGCAGCTTCAAAAGATTCATTGCTCTGCCAGTCAAAACCAACACGACTGTTTTCAATTTCAATCTTATCCTGATTAAGATTTGCAAAATAAGAGCGTTGCTCTGCGTTTCTATGGCGCTTCACATTACCAAGTGTTGTTTGATACATAGAATCCAGAGAAGTATCCAAAGCCTGCTTTGCAATGGGATTATCCACCCCATTCATCATTTCCTCTCTCAAAGACTTCCACTTGCCCTCAAAATCAGATTCAAGATTAAGCGCCTGACTTCCTGTTGACTGATACAATCCGGGCTGATCATCTGTGCCGTACATCATATCGAGCAATCTTTTTTGCGCCATATTCTCACGTTCCTGCGCATTCAGTACCGCACCTTTATCAATAGCCTCTTTGCGTGTTCTTGCCTCCTGCGCACGGCGGCGACCCTCAGCCTCTTGATCATCCATACGCTGATTTGCAATGTCGCCTAAATCACTGGCAACACCACCAAGTGCCTGTGCTGTAATGTTATTGGCGCGCTCTCCATAAGCCGTGTTATAGCTGCGCACGTTGCGGCGTGCTGTAACCTGTTTTCTTTGGCCATCAGTATCAGGGAGTCTTGGCGGCATTATGCATATCCTCTTGGTAGAGTGTTTGACGTGGTTTTATACATGCCTGATGTACCATCATTCCAATATATCTTTTCAGAACCACCAGAGCCGTATTTTGATTGTAGAGAAGAGCCGCTTTTTAACACTGTGGATGCGGCTTTCATAAAGCCTGCACGCTTTGCGGCTTTACCTGCACGGCGCGCCTCTCTGCCTTCATACCTATTAAGCTCTGCGCTGTATCTTAAATCATCAGCGGCAACATCACCCTCATACATATCAATGCCTGCGTTATACTCGCCCTCTGCGGCAATATCGCCCATCAGATTTACGATTGAAGGATCAAAAGAGCCACCGCCAGACGCAGCACTAATTGCCTGCGCACGTGAAGATTTAAGCATTGCCTGCCTACGAGATTCCTTGGCACGTTGCTGTGCAAGCGCTCCCTCTTCCACGGCCTTCATTTCTGATTGTTGCGCACGCGCATTAAGCATATTTTGCTGTGACTTTGCATTTGCATCCGCTGCATAACCCTGCTGAATTGATGACATTGCTGATAGTGCTGTTGAAGCTACTGCAATGGTTGCTGTGATTGGATCTGCCATCTGTAAATATTCCCTTTGATATTGCTAAAACCCAGCCTTGATAAATAGGCAGGAGCGGTAGTATGTTTGGGATCGGCTACAGCGTAAAGCACATTATATCCAAGACCTTGTATCTTAGACCAAATATCACGTGTACCTCTCCAAATGGTCATTTTAGGCACTTCTTTATTTGAACGCACTTCCATGAATACTAACATAATATTACTGGTTATTACTACACCCGCTATACAAACAAGCTCACCCTGATAAAAAGCGCTCCACGCACGGCATGAATCTCTCATCTTGTCGCCGTAAAATTGCTTTATATCTTTTCGTGTCGCTGGTTTTATAACAAGCGTTTTATTATCCATTGGTATTCACTTCTACAATTGCTGCCAATACTGTACACGGTCTTTGCGCACGCGCAAGAAGGCAAAGCCTTGAATCTGTATTCCAACTCCCCGGAAACTCAAACGGCTCTGTGTCATATGTGTCATGTATTGTATCAACCGCAACCTCTGCGCCCTCAACAACCGCAGGCAAAGAATCCAGATTAATGTATTCACCACCTGATTGATCAAAGTTTTTACCATATAAAATGCCGTCTTTATGTGTCTGATCAAGAATAAGGCCAAGATGATCAACTTTCTTTTTCTTGGTCAGTGCCGTACCCATGGAAGCAGCAAAAGCCAGCTTTGCGCTCTTAAACCTTGCCTCATAATATAAACCTGCACACACTTGTGATGCTGCCTCATCAAGTGTTATCTGACCTGATGATACTGTTTTCTCACCAACATATGCACCATCTGCCCACACTTCAACTGTCTCACCTTCTAAATGAGAAAATCCTGATATAACCGTTGCAGCAGTATCGTCATAAACAACAAATGAATCTGCCTGCTTATTTAATGCACCGCCAACACACTCACTCTCCATTGCCCACTTTTCCACATAACGCTTTGTAGCACCGTTAATTGTGCGCTTTACAACGTAATAAACATTATCCTCGATGCTGCCCGGCAGTACAAAAACATCCTCAACCTCACCATCTGTCTCATAAAGTATCCATGCTTTCACATCTTCCGCAGGCTCATTAACCAATATGGCAACCTTTCCATCACTTCTCACGCAATGAATGCGCGTGTCTGGCTGTCTCTGTGCCGCGATACGCACAAAGGAGGGCTGTCCGATTTCAGGCACAAGCTCTGTTAAATCTTTTGCTGTATAATCGCCATATACAGTGTCACCAGTATTATCAATCTGGTAAATCTTGGATCCACCGCTTTGCACAAATATGCCCATATCATCAACCTTAATGGCATCAATAAGTGCAGCGCCCTGCGTAGATGGTGATTTCAATGAAAAGTTTTCCACAGTCAAAGGCTCATCCAATGAAGAGGAGCGCGCAGAGATTTCCGCGCCTGCAGTCCCAAGAATAAGCCTGTTAAGAGAAAGAAGAAACGCAACATCATCAACTGCGCCCTCACCAATTGACCTGTTGATTGGAGCGCTATCGCCCTCAACCTCATCATCAAACGATTCAAAGGCATCAGAGACAGAGCCTACAATACGCTGACGACCAGCAAGCCAGAGACGGCCATCATGCAGCTTAACTGTTGTCGGGTGGCCACGCCTATCACTAAAAGTCTGAAAGTAGAACTCATCCGTTGCCCCTGTTGAACCTAAATCCGTCAATACCGCAGCATCAACATTCTGCTCATCTGTAAAACCAGTCACGCGCACAATCCCAAGAATTGTACCGCTGGATGATGTAAGAACAATCTCAGCCGTACCCGATGTATAATCACCCGCTTTAATACCTATGCGGAAATAATTCTCCTGATTGGCCAAACCATCATTCACAGCGTCATTTGATGCATTTGAGGTATATGTCTTATAATCAACCCATGACCCCTCTGCTCCATATGATATTTGCAGGGTAATAGTCGCGTTCCATGTTCCTGTAATGGTGGCATATATAGCACGCGCATTACCAACGCCAACAACACGAATGGCATCAGAGAATTGATTTTCACCTGTGGCGGTAAGCTCCACAGTCTGACCCAAACCACCAATGCGAATTAAAGAGCCAACATCAGAACTTTTAAACAGGTTTTTACTTGCGGCAAGCGTAATATCACCCGATAAATCACTGGCGGTAATGGTAGTCGGTGTTGTGTTTACAATCTCAAAAGCGCCATCTTCCGGCTGATAAAGCACAATAGACCATGAGCGTGTGGCGCGTCTTTCAATCTTGCGTGTTTGATATCCATCACATGCAACATAAACAACATCCGCTGATTGCGTATATCTGATTTTTGAAAGGTCTTCCTCTGCCCATGGAGCAGGAATCTCCATATCACCAGAAACCTCAATAGAGCATGAAGAGACAATTTGCTTTGCTTTTTGCAGAGACGTAAATTGAAGAAAGAAAGAGGATCCTGTAGGAGTGAAAACAAGGCTATGTGTTCCCTCACCAAGCGTTGTTTCAGGTATTAAATCATCCGCGCCCGATGTTTCACCCAGCCTGAATGTTACCTTACCGCGTGCAACAACAATACGCACGGCATGTTCCACACCCTGATCAGCACCAGAAACAGTGACCTCCTGCCTTCTGCCAGCAGCATCAAAACCTGTACCAACAAGCTCAAGCTGATCATCTGTAGTATTAATGGTGGAAGCAGCAGCGCCCTCATCAATGTCTGTCCATCCCGTAGCAGCAGAAAAATCATCGCTCTGAATGGCTGTAGACACAGATGGACGTGTAACAATCTCATCATCAACCTTTACACGCATAGCCTCATCAGTGACCTCAATCCCTGCTGTATCAGACTTTGCGAATATAAAAGGAATGTAATATGCCTGCGCATTATCTTTTGTAGCATAAAGATATTCACCACCGGGTCGAAGAGACATAGAACCAAGAACCCTTGGCATAAAATTTGTTTGCTCCTCTGCGGAAAGCGCTGTACGGCCAATATCCGTGCGTGCAAGAGCAAGCCTACTGATCATGCCACGATTAAATGCTAATAAAGGAACAGCCTGACGCGCCATTATGTTGTCCACCTTCCTGATCTTGGTCTATTGTTCTTACCAGCACGCGCACCGTTCCATGAGCCTTGTGGCTTAAATTGTACGGGACGATTAACACCGTCTTTGTTTTGCGCATCTTGCAAACGCTTATCCATGATGCGCTCAAGCTTTGCCATATCCGTTTTCACACCAGTCAGGCGCGGAGCAACTTCAAATGCCATATAGGATTGTACATACTTAGAGAAAGTCATAGGCCATAACGATAAATCACGACCATATGAATCGTCATCTGACACATACCCGAAATAAAGCTCATCAATGTCAGAAAACACATAATTTGCCTCATCCCTATATTCAGTAAAATCAGAGTTGAAATATTCATCTGTGGATAAAGCAACTGTGCGCACATAATCGGACGGCTTCTCAAATGCATACCGATATCCAAATGTAGGAGAAACCGTTGCGGAAGCCTCCCATTTAATTGTACGGGTAGCAAACTGCCACTGACCCTGTTCAAGACAATACTTTACAGCATCCTCATCCCAAACATCGTCAAGCAAACGGCGCGGCTCTCTGTTTTCATTTAAGAGAACCTTACCCTCTCCACATAAACGCAGTGCGCCTGTGTATAGTTGTTGCTTAGTAATGGCCATTTGCTACTCCATAAAGGTTACAGTGCCGATAAATAGTCTTTCAACCAAGCCTCAGCAGCGGCTTTTGATTCAAGACTATCAACAAGATACTCTTTGTCTGATTTGCGTTGCACACCAAATTTACGCTTCTTACCAATATACAGAGGAGAATAATTTTCCGGGTCATTGGCATCGCGCAAAGGCTCATTCTTTTTGTCTTCGATTTTCTCTGGTTTATGAGAAACAACATTGATTGATTCCATTTCAGACGTATCAAATCCATTAAAAAACTCACTTGGTCTTTTAGGATATGTCAGGCTCAGGATAAGAACATGCGCATATAGATTGTCAGCCTTAACACACAATAGCTCCATATACTTGGATCCGTCAGACCAAATAACACTAATTTTAGGGAAGGCACGCCCCTGCATGCAGCTTTTAAGTGTATTGCCATGGTTAGACCAAAACTCTGGGCGACACACATCCTCTGGCGTTGTTAGCAAATCATCAATTGTAACAATAATATTTGCCTGCTCATACTCACCGTATTTAAAGCCGTGCAAGGGAAGTTGTTTCAAATCTTTTTGTTTCTGTTGTGCTGCTTTACTCATAGATAAAACTCCTGTTTTTTTAGATAATATATAAATTGTAGGGGAGGCACTTTGAGGCTTCATTATGAGGCAAAAGAGAAAAAAGCGCAATGTCACAAAAAAGGCCTGATGGACGTGGGGTGAACATCAGGCCTTTGTGTGTGGGTATAAATAAGATATCAGGCAAATCTTAATAAAAAGTAAAGAAACCCGCGAACAGGAAGACGCGGGTTTCCATAGCAGCAAAATGCTGTTTTCTGTTAGTCGGTGTCAGTGCTGTGTGTTGCACCTGCATCTGCAAGATCAACTGAATCATCAGAAGATGAAACAGAGGTAACAATATGCGTTGACACTGTATAAGGTGTTGCATTCGTATCGTGAACATCGACCAAATCACCAACCTTCATGCCAAGTAATTGACCGTTTGTGATGTAGCCTGCGGCACGAACAGCGGATGCAGCATCCTCAGATTTGTATTCCCATCGCTGACCAGTACCGGCAAGGCCAGTGCTGACTAGGATAGGTGGATTGGATGTTGAATAAGCCATAAGCTTCTCCTATTTCTAAAATTTAACTTAAATATTCATACTCATTAAGTCTGTGCAAAGGCGGGTTGCCCCGCCTCTGCATATTCAATTATGAGATTGCTGAACCATTATGGTTCATCTGAACAAGGCCAGTAGATTGCAATACACCAGAGCCGATGAAAGCAGAGCAACGCGCAAAAGAGTAATCATCCTCTTCGTTGTAGTTGGCTGCAGTCATAATCAACTCACTTGGCGCGGCAGAACCGATTGCTGTTTCATGATACATAAAACATTTCTCAGCAGACGTACCAGCGCCCGGCAAGTTAGGATGCACAATCCACTTAACACCCATCCACATGTAATAACCAGTTTGGTCTTTCCATGCCGCATCGTTGTTATCCGCAGGCTTTCTGGACACATAATCAGCAGAGGCAAACTCTGTAATTGTGTGTAGATAACCAAGGAATGCAGGCGTAATCGCTGCCCATACACGACCATCAAGAGGCACTGATGCGTTACCAAGCTTTGTTAAAGCTTTAATAACCATGTTTTGAGACGCTGTAGCCGCTGTACCTGTAGTCACAGAAGCACCACTTTCCATTGTCTCAATTAGATCAAGATCAATCTCACGGTTAATAACACTCATTGCAGTATCTTGCATGATACGGCGACCATCACCTTGCGATGCAAAGATATTAAAGCCTGTACGTTGAGGCTTATCATGTACTTCACGCAAAGGAACGGTGGTCTGTGTCAAATTGTCAGGGCGACCCGGAATGCGGCCATTAGTACCGCGTGTTGCTGCGCGAACACCACCACTGTCAGCAACTAAGAATGTGGCCTGATTACCTTTGACCATAACCTCATTTGTTACAGAATCGTGCAATAGACTTTTTGTTTGTTCAAATCCGCGGATGAACTCCTGACGGAATTGGGTCTGAAAGGCTGTATCTGCCATAATAGACTCCTCCTATAAAGGGTTAATAATGATGTAATGATTTTTTGCGTCAGGGTGGCTGTGTGCTTTGTGTGAAGGGTGGCCTTGCGGGGCTTCACTGAAAGTTACAGGGCTGACATATGTATTCTGTGTACAGGGCTGTGGAACACAGGGTGGCTGTACTGAAAAAAGTATCTCATAAAAAAAAGGCCAATGCAACAAGCATCAGCCCTTTTTGGCCAATTAACAGATTAAGCCTGTTTCTTATAACGATCACGCGCACCAATAAGCTTGCGGTATCTTTCCTGTTTGGCTTCGTCTTTATACCAAGACTTAGTATCCATCTGTGACTCAAGGTTCTTAATTTCTTCCTCAATAGCATCAATGTTATCAATCCCTGTACCTGATGTCTGCGCACCAAGGGGATTAATATCTCTCTGTATTTTAGAAAACATTGATATAAAAGTTGGGGAACAAAAAAGAGGCGTACCATCAGCAAGTCTTGCGCCTTCAAAATCCTCTCTGGCATCGGACGGCACATAGCCATCAAGAAAATTATGCATTGCCTGCATGTTTGCCTGATAATCAGCACCCCACTCAGTTTTAAGCTCAACAATTGCGTCTGTGGATAGCTTTTCATCATTTGCCGCAATTTGCTCTGCCTGCGCTGCCTGCATGTCCACATATTGCTGTAATGCGGATCCAACAAACTCTGGTGATGCGTTTATCTCATGCATCTTTTCAAGGAAAGGTTTTGTTTCTTCTGCGATATCTTCACCAAGAACCAAGCCCTCTGGAAGTTTATCAAGATATCCATCAGCGGTTTCAGGAATGCCATTCTCCTCACGATATTTTGCCACTTCCTCATCCGTAGGATTTTCACTCAAACCCTCTTTCTTGTGGCCACCGCTGCGAATAAGCTTATCTTGTTCAAGAACCTTATCAATCAAATCCTTTGGCGAATTAAACCTATTCAAATATGCAAGTTTCTTTTGATCATCGCCTGCATAAGACTCGCGCCATTTATCAGACCAAACACCGCTCTCCTCATCACCCGCACCTGCATCGTCTGAATCCTGATTGTCAGCGCCTTGATCACCTGCACCAGTGTCAGCATCAGCATCGTCACCACCTGCGCCTTGATCACCTGCACCAGTGTCAGCATCACCTTGGTCATCCGCACCTGAATCCTGATTGTCAGCGCCTTGATCACCTGCATCAGCACCACCACCTGCGGCTCCATCACCTTCATCTTGGTTAAATAGAAACGGCAATGCGCCGTAATGTAATAAATCTCTAATCATTTTCTTCTCCTGTTAAAGCCAGTAAGTTAATTTTCAATAGGCCTATAATTTGCTGCCCAACAAATGCGCGGCCTAACGCAAAGTCAGTGTTTCTTCTCCCGTCTTCACCGGGATAAAATGCAGGTTCATACGCGCGCGATGCATCGTTAATAATCCACTGCAATGCCTTTTTCTGTTGATGCTCTGTTGCCTCACCAGCGGAAATTGCCTGTAACGCCTTAATAACGTGCTTTGGCGGCTCTGCTGGTTTATGTGGCGCTTCAATGTCTTTAGGCTTAATCTGCCTTTTATTTCCTGTACTCATAATTTAATTTCCTGTTACTGCATTTCACTTGCTGCTTTTGCCATGTTTGCAGCGCCTTTAGAGCCTTTCTCAAGCATTTCCATTTGCTGCGCTTGCTGTATTTCTTCCTGCCTTTGCTGCATTAAACGTTTCACTTCTGCATCTTCGCGCATCCATGATGCAGGCGTACCAAGGGCTTTCAACGTTTCACGCAACGCTGTAGCACCATCAACCATAAACGGCGCTGATGGATCCATTTCCGCGGCCTGTGCCAAGATGTTTCTTGTCTCCATAAATTTCTGAGCATCCTGCCTGTCCACAGCATCATGTAGAGGGGATGAGAATTTAAACTTAATCTCTTTACCGCGCAGAGAATCAGGAATGTCAGCAGGCGCACCGAAAGCGCCCTCACGCATAAGGATTTCAAAAGTATGCTCACACACAGAGCCGTTATATTCCATTTCCATGGGTTCAAATAAAGGCAAAGCATTGCGGATATATTCCTCAATACGCTGACCAACTTCAAACGCGGTCATGTCTCCGTTATCAGCAGGAGGAAGAGAAAGCTTATTAAGATAGAAAGCCTCCATGATTGTGGCCTTGATATCCTCACGCATATCCATACCAAAAGGCAAAGCGCCATAATCCTGATTAATCGGGCGAAGAGAATCACCAAGGCGCTCATCATATTCCTTATCGACCCACGTCACACCGCCTGCATAGATTGAAATATCACTGCGCACAACATCGCCCTGCGCTATCATTGGTGGATTAACAGCCTTTTCACCTGCCTCAAGAAGTGTAAGCGTCATGGCCTGAATAAGACGTGCATCTGGAAGCGCTGCAACGGTAGCAGGAGAATAACCATACTGGCTACCCGCAACGGTCTGCCAACGCGGTATTGAATAAACGCATGTCCATGAGCCTGTTTCCTCAATAACCCTGCAATGCTGAACATCAACATAAACTGAAACATAGGGTGTTATAAATTTCTTACCATCACCGGCCGCAACCTGATATTGATCCACAGGCAGGATAATGTGCCGCACATCAAACTGTGTATAAGCATTCTTATTTGAATTGGTGGTGCATTCAACAATCTTGCTATCAAGTTTATCCGTACCAAACATCTGCACAAGCTCACGTGCTGTTGGCTTCCATCGCCTGTGGATAGTATCCACCTTACCCAACATGTTTTCTTTCCACACCACATCACGCAAATGCCAACATCTATAAATCAGCGCTGTGCGTGTGCGGTTTAACTCTGTGGATATAACGGCATTACCAAACGTCACAAAGTCATTGTCAGCCTCTTTGGTTGCCCTGACAAACATTGCATCAGGGTCATACATAGCGCGGCGCATTACCTTTTCTTTGTCCTCAAGCCATGCGCGGCCATAATTATCAACATTCTCATCACGATTTGTTGATATGTTGTACCACTCCTTATTTTTAGGGCGCAGCATGGATGAGACAGTTGAGCCAAGCTCTCTGCGCGTTAATATCGGAAAGGATGTTGTAAGGTGATTTGCAAACTCCTCACCAATAGAACGTCCAACCGTAAAATCAGCACGCTCAGGATAAAAATGATCAGCCTGCTCTTGATGTAGAGACAGGAGGGGAGACTTCTTTCTAAAAAGATAATCACCCTGCTTAATTAATTCCTTTGCGCGCGTATCTTCCATTAGTACCCACCACCAAGCTTATCGCCTTGAGTTAAAACTGTTGAGGCACGGCCAGAAGTACGCTGCCTTTGTGCGGCCTTACGTCTTTCAGAGCGCTGTATCTGCTCCTCATCTGGCATAGGTATTGGTTTTGGTGGTGGTGGTGGCGCAGGTGCGGCCTTTGGTTTTTTAAATGGATTGCCCATTGAAACACTCCGTATGATAAATCAAACAAGAAGGCACTTCATATTCACTTAAATAGGCACTTGATACCGCTATCTGCGGCGATTTGAATAACCAACATTTACGGATGTTTTACCCGATGGTGTTGATCGTCTGGCTTTTTGATGACCCATCTTAACCTGTGGGTTTTGATCACTGTTCCACATAGTAGCATAACTATCGGCCTTTTGGCCATCCGTCCATGCCATAATAACAGCATCACCACGGTCAGGTGAGCGACCAAGATTTTTTATTAAATCCTCTTTTGACGTAATTTTCAACTCAAGAAACCCGCCACTTGATCTTTTATAATCAAATAACGGTGCAGATAAATCAGCAACCAGCTTTGGATCATCAGGCAGTGCAATGTCACTACCGCCGGGTTGCTCAGGGTCTAACGCCTCTCTGAAACGCCAATAAGCCTCTGCTCTTTTGTTGTAAAACGAAAATGTACCGCACTTAGAACGTGCCTTTGAGCCTGCCCCGCCCTTATATTTTGCATGCTTAATCTTGTTATCACTCATTCTCTCTGATGTTGCACCACCAAAACCACCACCCATATCAAGAATAGGCAATGCTCCATCACGCCTGTGTGCAACAACAAGAGAAACAACGGATTTACCATCGGGCGTATCCTTACCCTTGGCACTGATCATAGGCGCATACCATCCGTCATATCGTGGAGCAATTATTGTCTCATCCTCACCGCCCTGCGCGATATCTACACCCATGGCACACATCGGTACGTTCTTTGGCGGCTTACCGAAATAAACCTCTCTCCAACGCTGCTGCGCTTCAAGTATCCATTGCGTAGGAATAACCTGCTTTGGATTGTCTTCCAGTGAGATATCAAATCGACCATCACGATAGGCCAAACGCAAATCAGCAGGCAGAGCATCAAGATTTGCGCCATATTCTGTGTTCATTAAATAGGGATTGTCAGCCAGTGATGCGCGAATAAATGTTCTGCTACGCGCTTTTATTGTTTCTGTTGTGCCATCCTCATGATGAAAAGTATGCTCACGCCCCGGCACTTCATGTTCAATGCCGTATTTATCTGTTGTGTACCAGCGTAATTCACCCTCTTTGGCAGGGTTAGGATGCTTTGGATCCAGCCATGCTGCCCAATACTCAATAACCCACAAGCCCTCTGCTGTTGTTGGTGGATTTCCTGTGCATAAAACGCGGCAACGCTGACCCTCAACGGCTGACCTGTTCCATGTCTTGATAAACATAAACTGAGACTTTAAAAAGTCACTGATTTCATCAAACACATAAAGGTCATGCGGTCGGCCTTTGTATTTCTGCTTATCTTTCTCATCCTTACACCCTGCAAATTTAACACGGCGCTCTGTATCCCCTGTCTGATACTTCCAAACCAAATCAGCAGCATTCCTACCCTCTGTTGTATCAAGCACACCTTCGACACGATCAAACGCATCTTTTGCAGTATCCCGCTCACGCCTTAAAAACAGGCTGTTTCTGTGTGCTGTCAGTGCAAGGCCAATACCAAGATCAGTTTTACCACCACCTGCTGAACCACCATAGAAAAGCTCATCAGCCTCACAGAAATACGCATCCATTTGCTTACCGGGCAGAGGAACCCACGGCATAGAGCCTGTTGTTTGATCAACTGCCCTTAATACCGTGTCTTTCTCTTCCTGTGGAAGACTTTCAAATCTCTCTATAATCTCGTCTAAGAGTGACTGACTCATGTGATTCCATGCCTATGCAAAGAAAAAAGGTGATAACATCGTACCACCTTTTCAAATTAAAATGAAATAACCGATATTAAGCATTAGTGAGCGCATGGATTTCTTTGAATCTCATATCTATAATCCTTGTGCCCTTGGTTCTTATTGAACCTAATCCAAAATTACCTTTGGCTCAATCTTTACTAAACATTCAATGGATTTATCAGGGCTTATGTGGCAAGGCAAAGAGATTGCGGTAGAGTAATAAGGTGTGCAGCTACTAATCGCGAGAATGCAGGAGAGCTTGAGTAATTTTTTCAGCGATCTTATCATTCCCCTCCCTATGCACTTTGGTCATTTCGTTTAACGCAGATGTGTTTTTATCAACTGTTTCAGACCATCTTTTGTCTGATTCCTTTATATGTTGAAAAACTAATTTTAGAACAATAAAGAGCATTACCACTAAGAGGATTACAGCCGCTCCTAGCACGCTTTCCTGTAACCCAAGGGCTGCACTAGCGGCTATCTTTTCCATGTGTCTCCTGTTGTGTGTTTGCTACGGTGTAACATGCTTTAACGAGGCGATAGATAACGAATGGGGATATTGCGAGTAATCCAACCCTGCAAACATACGATACCTGCCACCATATTTGCGGCATATCCATAAACGCGCCTATACCCATCATTACGGTAGTAAAGGTTAATAGAGCCTCAATGATTATCTTGTCCCTCAAAGCCTGAGTTATAACGTGCCGTGAACGCCATAAAATATGCGCTGCGTATAAATAGAGGGCAATGTTAATCACCGCAAAGAAGATCGTAAAGAACCCCATAAGCTGATAAAAAGTAAATCCGGCTATTAATTCGTTCTCAAACATTTATCACTAAAGCCCTTTCCTCATCGTTAAGTCCATCCATAAGTAGCTCTTTGTATCATTAACTTAATCCTGTCCAAGTGCCGCCATATCTGCTGGCCATAAAGTTACCGATATTATTTTTCTCGGTTGTCGTTAAGTCTGCGCGATTAAATATAATTAAGCCCTTAAAGGTTTGAATTAATCGCGTACCAGATGAACTACCTGCGGGTCTGTTACCTATAATAAGATTGTCATTAGGCGGTGCCCATGTGTAATCATGCGCATTAGTGCCGCCAAGAACCCCATCAATGGCAAGTGCAAGGCTGTCTGCATTATATTCAGCCATACCGATATGTAGGCCATCTGGTCTTGTTATTGCATCCACACTTGATATTGAAGTTTTATCAGCAATGGCCATAGTAGGCGTGTCTGTAAAGTAAATCCCGTGGCCGTTTACGCTGTCATTACACCCGCAAAAATAACCAGCTTCTGTATCTGCTGCATCTGTGCAATAAAATATTGTGTATGTTGCTGTAGTATTATTATCCGTTTCATCAAATACAACGCCATCACCAACCAGATCATTCCCCGCGCTTCCATCTTGCTCAAGACCATTATTAACAGTCATATCGCCAGATGTAGTAAACACATAACCGTTAGTTGATTTATCATCAATTCTACGCGCCGTTGTTGTAGCTGGTGTTGTTCCTGCGGCATCAGCCCACAACGTATCCCCATCATAAGCATCTAAATATAAATCAGGCGATAAAGTTAATGGATCAAAAGAACTCGCTTCTGTTACCGCACCAAGATCACTCGTTTCATAAGATACCGAACCTGCGCTGTTTGTTACTGTAACAACACATGTTGGCGAACTTGTATCAACATCAGTATCTTGTAATGTATATGTTGAAGATGTTGCGCCGCTGATATTTGCGCCGCTGCTATCTTTCCATTGATATGTGACTGTAATACTTGAGCGCGGAATGCCTGAGTAAACGCCATCTGTTACGGATAAATTTTCACCTTCTGTCAATGTTCCCGATACTTCTGGATTGACCATAAAGGCAGGTGCTACGTCAGCGAACGTATGCCCTGCGTCCAATAAAGCCTCTGCCTCTTGTCTTGTATCGCGTGACGCGGGGGCAGCAAGGGCATGACCTGCTGTGGTTATATGAATGTTATCGCCAACATAATACTCACTGGCTAAATCACCCAATACATTATCAAGATCAAGTAATAAATCAGCCCCGCATGATTGGTGATGTGCGCGGAGTAAATCATTATATCCCTTATCGTTATTGTTATTTCCACTACGCTTGAACACTGTTGTGGCAATAATAACGATATTCGGAAATTCTTCGCGCAGCTTCGCACAGTATTCAGCAAAGCGTTCAATCAACACCTCACCATCCACATTACCATCATACGCAAGGTCATTTGTACCAAAACCAATAACCCACATTACTTTTGCATCGCCGTTTAAAGGTAGTGTCCTGTTGCGCTGATTAAATGCGGTTGATCTTTGTAACGGATACCCCGTGTATATCCCGTTTGTGTTATCAAATGAGGACGACCCAAGAGCAAGTGATATATATTTGTGTGTGTTTTCCCACCCAGATGTAAGCTCCATACCCTGATAAAAATAAGTGTCGGTGAAGTTATTGGCCGTTGTTCCGGGTGTTCCGGCCTCAATACTATCACCATCAACATAAATATTGTATTTACCCAAAGATGGCAGGAAACTTGCTGTTTCAGATGTTGCAGAATATCCCGCCGGTGCAGATGAAACCACTCCTGACAACTGTGTTGCAGTTAAATATGGTGAAATAGCAGGGTAAAGATCATCTGATACTTTTAAATGTTTACCAGCAGTGGCATTACCAATCTCACAAAGCTGTTCAACGCCATCGGCAGGCCAACCTAATTCGCGGAAGATGTGCCTTATCAAAAGATCGGTTGCATAAACTTCGCGGCTGTCACCGTTATTCTGTATTGCATCGCCGCCATACTCAGCACGTAATGTTGTGTCTGCTGTTGGAATATATTTGTGTGTTTGCGTAGTCATTATGTCGGCCTCACACTATTTAGGTAACTAGAAATAGAAGTGCGAATATCACTATCCGTTGCGATTAATTCATCATGATAAATAACTTGTTGGGTTATACCCTCACCGCATACTAAGGATGCGTTTTGGTCTGTGCTGGAAGGGCTATAGGCTTCTCCCGCGTCATAGGCGAGTGATTGTTCAACACCATTATACCAAAAAGTTGCAGTGTCATTATCGTAATCCATCAAAATTTCAATAGTACGCCACGCACTTAATGATATAGCTGGGGCACGTAAAGCCCAATTAAAGCCGCCGCCATCAAAAGTATGTTTAAATCCTACTTCACGATTAGAAGGCACATACAGACTAAATCGACCGTTGCCAAATATGTAGTAATCTGTAGATATCGGATAAATATTTGCTGCTATGTAACACCCGTTATGACCGTTTGCAAAGCCTGATACGTCACCATCTTCCCAACCTAAACCCCTGCTATCACCAGCTTGCCCCTCAAAGCCATTGGCATTTTCAAGCAACTGATAATCCTTAGTAATATTGACAAGCGTTCCTTTACCAGAAACACGATCAGGAGCAGCAGCAATAGTATCATCGCCTACCTCATTAACTGTATTTCCTGACCAAGTGCCGTCAAACCAATATGTATCTTGCGCAGTAAATGAGAAAGGAAGTGAGGATCCCTCACCACGTCTGCCCTGCGTGGGACTATAAGCAGGACTATAAGCAGGAGCAAAAGACGGTATAAAACTGCGCGCAGTCATAATCTCTCCTATGCAGCATCAGAAGGAAGAGGAGCAAGGTAAAAATCAATGTCTGTAGTGCCTGATCCTGAAAGGACTGGCTTGTAGTACCCGCGTGGCATTTCAAAGTTATATGTACCGGCCGCGGAAAATGTCAGGTTTGTTGAATCAATAGAAACATAATTTGTTCCATCAGGTGAGTATTGAAGCTCTGCACTCTGTCCAAACGTACCCACTGCGGTCACGTTATAAATACCACCACCAAGATATACGGCATCGCCTGTATCGCCTTCTGTCAAATTCTCCCAATAAACAGCTTGTCTGTTTTTATGGTTCTTATCAGCATCAATTGCATAGGGTTTTGCAGCCATGGCAGTGTCCTTTTATATTCATTTCTGGAAAAAATAGGCACTTTGGGTAGGCACGTATGGCACAAGGATAACATCAGAGCAAAAATTTATCAATCTAGTGAAATTCTATATCAGCTCCCGTAAGCTCTTTTGCTTTGTCTTTATAGGATTGCAACTCCTTCTCAAGCACTTCAATCATCTTATCAGCATACTCATCCTCTGTGATGATCCCTTTTTCAACAAGCAAAGAAACCAATGCGCCATGCTCACACATTGCCATATTAACACCTGTGCGTAGATGCTTTGGCGTTCCTTCATTGGAATAATTGCCCTCGATCATAAACCCTGCCGCACACTGTATTGCATGTGCAAGCTCAAGATATCTTTTGTTTTTTTGTTCGCTAATTGCCATCTTCATAAACTCCCATTACATCTGCTTTTACAAAATCTAACGTACCAACAATTTCAGCCTGCGTAACTAATTTATTTTCACAGTAATCATTGATAACATTCATCAACGCATCATGAAGGCTTTCAATTGGTTTCTTACTTTCACTGTGTAAGTTTTCCACAACCGTTAATTCTGTCATTTCTTACCCTTTGCCTTTGGTGCATCGCGTAACATAAAAGCCACACGCTTTGCAATGTCCATCTTATCATCATCATTGACCTTGGTGGTTAAATTAACATCGACCTTCTCAGGCTGTGTCATGCCTTCACGCTTTGCCAAAAACTCAAGCACAGGCCTTTTATCTGCAATCTTAATCTTTGTGCGTAAAACTTCACGAAATACTTCCTCACCATTCTCAACCATTTTAAACGGAGGTAACTCAACAACCTCAAACTGCGTTAATGCTGCTGCCTGCTCTCTTGAACACTTGGTGATATCTATCCACGCTTGGCCACTCTCCTCATCAATTTGCACAAAGTCCATGATGTTACTAAATGCCAGACACGCCATTTCTTGCAGGATCCTCTCCTGCGTAATGTGAAACTGATCCAGCGCTGGTTTCTGCAACTGCGCCATATACGCTATTCCTTTAGCATTTTTTAACAATCTTGTGGATTGTACATGCGCACCACTTTTGGCATAGCCTGCACGAATTGCGGCACGTGTACCATTAAAAGGCACATCCAAATCAGTGAGTTTTTTTACATGCTGTGTCACAGTAGGCGCAAGATACTGACGATAGAACTCTTCCTGACGTGATGATAACCCCGTATCAGGATTAATCGGGTCAGGTTTCTTTTTCTGTGGTGTTTTGTTCTTAACTGCCATGGCTACATATTATCAGGTTTTTTAAGGTTTTGCATCAGGCACAAGATGTGCAGGCATTTGTCTTCTATACTTCCATGCAAGAGCGGTTAAATACTGTTTCTGCTTATCTGTAAAGAGTGATGCTCTGGTGGCACGCATAATAAATCTCTTATCATTACTACCGGGCAGAAAAGAGCATTGCTTTAATGACTGCAGTCGCTCTTGATGCAAAGCATCCATTTGTGCCTTGCTCTCAATGCGTGCGCGCCTGTGGATAATGTCTCTCTTACGTGTTCCTGCAACTGCCATTACAATGTCCTGTATTCAATCGTGCGGCCTGCTTTTTCGTGCGCCTCTATACCGTAACGCATGCCTTTTGAAATACCATTATCCACATATACCACAACTTTGTCTGCTGCCTCTGCCCATGCCAAACCAGCCTTTATACCTAAAGCCCTTTCATCTGGTTTGTCGTCATCCAAAAACTGCGTGAAAAATCCATGTGATGCATAAGGAGATTCTCCGCGCACCAAACAATCAATAATACATCTGTGTAAATATTCCGTGTTGGCCTTTATATCTCCCGCATAAGGGCTTTCTATAATTACTTTAATCATGCTCTGTCCTCCTAATTTAAAAATTGAGGGGTTGATTTATTCTGGCCTCACAATTATGCACTCTACTCATATCCCTAAAGGCGCTGATATCATAAATCTTGGTTTGCCGGGCATCCCCTCATAGCCCCTCAAGGTAAGGGATTATGCAACTTTATCCACAGCACTTCCGCTGCTCATATTTTTATACACAGTCTTGTATTGATCATAAGCACGCTGATCCTCTGCACTCATATTTCCATGAGTATATGCATGATACTCAATAAGAAGCATACCAAGCAGAGGTGAATTAAACGCCACAAGACGCTGTGGATTTTCCGTGGCCTCTGCAAGCACTGTAGATATCAATCCCATAAGCCTGCGGCACTCGGCATGGTAATCAATATCATCATCTTTTGGCACTTGCTGACGTAGCCTTGCATTCTCCTCGGCCTTATTTTTCAATGCTATTTTGGTTTCCGTAAGAAGATCAGATATCCTTTGTCTCTTCTCCTCCTCACGCACCAGCATTGCACGCAAATCGGCAATCTCTGCGGCCATGGTTGCGTGCGATGTATCATTCACATAATTCAAACCACCGGGCTTAATATCAATTTTATCTGGATGATGCATATCTTTCTCATCCACAATGATTGGTTTTTCATATGCATCATTTGCAAAATTTGGTGGCATCCACTGCTTTACTCTTTTTGCCTTTTCATCGTCTTCCTGTGTCATTTGCGTCTCTTCCTGACGAAGCGTATCAAGTATATGCTTTATCACTGGCACAGCCTTTGTGTTGGCTGATATTGTTCCATATTTTTGATGCTCTGACCTTGATACATGGCCGCTTGATTTATCAAGCACTGCGACCAATTGACTCATCATATTAATAGCCACCTGATTTATTTTTTTTGTTTCCTGTGTCATTTGCTTTTCCTTTTCTTTTTATAACAATACACCCATATTGCAGGCCATAACATGCAACTAACTATAAAAACCACATAGCCAATAGGATTATCCATATATCTCTTTTCATGATCAGGAGCATGCCTAAAGGAAAGACACGTTACAAAAAATGTCCACAGACCACCAATAATATAAAAACGCGCAAAAATTTCCATGACCACCTCCTATTTATAGCGTTTTGCTTTGGCCTTGGCATTTAACTCGCGGCACTTCTCAGAGGCATACAGGCTGTCTGTATATGCTGAATGCTGCATCCAACGTCCATCAGGCGCATCAAATCCTATGCGATACAGGCCATCACTACCCTTGACCGTGCGGAAAAACTCATCCTCTTCCTGCACTGGCTCATCATCACACTTATCCCTGATATCCGTTGTCACCCCGTTTAACATGACAGAGGCCATGCCGTTGTGACACGCTGCCTCTGATTCATACATTTCACTACGGCCAATTTCTTGGTGATTTTTCGCCTTCAATACAAAATACGGCTTGCCGTTACTCGATTGGCGTTCCTCAAAAAGCTCTTTGTCTGTGCAATTTTTTTGCACGGATTCAATACCATTTTCACAGCCTGCTTTCGTTGTATATAGCTCACTGCTCAAGATAATCTGATGATTTGAAGCTTTTAAATTGAAATGATACTGACCGTCCTTGGCCTGCTTAATTTCATAATATCCTATTTTACCCATGTAACTGTCCTTTCTTCTGCTACTTTGCCTTGCTGTTTAATTAACTCAAAAATCTCTTCCGCATGCTGCCTGTCACGCGCATAAAACGGTAAATGCGTTCTGCGGCCGGGTATGGCCTCATACTCAATAGAAAACGGATAAAGCCTCTCACCATCAGGAGATATACATACTTGCTCACTGCCAAGCTCTGCAACCTGCTTTGCCTGCGTAAAATCTACCATGTTCCCTTGTTTTTTCTCTTCCATTTCTGCCTATTCATTTTGTTTTTAACATCTTTCTGCGTGGTTAAATGCCACTGGCCGCAATCATCACATAAATATGCACGCTGCCTGCGGCCTCTTCTGTTATTCCGCGCTGTGCGCTTGGCAAACTTTATAGCTTCTGCCTCTGTTCCAAATCCCTTTTTATCACAACAAGACATATCAACAATTTCCAGACCATCCACAAATCTCTGAAAGCGTAAGCCCTATTACCAGATAAACATCCTGCAATGGTGATGCGTGATTTTCCAAAGGATTTTCAGGAACAACAACTCTAATCTCACCACCATACCACATACCAGTGACACACATTACAGGCACACCATCATCCTGTCTTACGCGCGTTACATAAAAACCATGTCTCTCAATCTTTTCCTGCATGCGCATCATTGATACAAAACCAAAATCTGTTAGAAACTGCGCTCCACTTCCATCAATCATAAAAACCTCTTAAAAAGAAAGCCCGACCATGGCAATGATGATCAGGCTTTCCAGCGTTTATGCAAGGGTAAACCCTTTATGCAGCACGCTTAACCTTCTCACCTTCATAACGAGCCACAATGTTTTGCAGATAAAACTTAGTAGGATCCTCTGCCTGATCAAGGCTCTTAATCAGAGTAATAGGCGCTTGCGGATACTTCCACTGATCACCGTTCTCCATAGTGATGAACAATGTGCCTGCCTCATCACCATGTGACCATGAAGACACAACGCATGATGATGCACCATCATCAAACTTTTCCTCCTGATCATCAACCTGAGCATGTGAGGCCTGATGATCTTCCTGATCATCAGATTGATCATCGTCTTGCTGATCATTGCTGTCAGTGATATCGGCATTCTCTTGGCTAGCGGTATCAGGAGAACCCTCACTCGCTACAGCGTCAGATTGATCGACTGCCTCACTTTCTTTTTGCTCAATGGTTGTTTCTGTGTCTGGCGTAGAAACATCAACACCAGCCTCATGCTCATCCGCTTCATTTGGTGCTGTGCCTGTAATTTGTTCCGATTCAAACTTACCCTTAATCATTGAATGGAATGCTTTTCCTGCGCTGTCACTATTAATAAAATCCTCAAAGGTTTCCTGCGGCACGCCATCATAACGCCATGTATCCCCATTCTTAAATGTAACAAACAGATGCTGATCATCTTCCGTATAGCCAACGGCATCAATATTGCTGCTCTCCACGGCAATCATGTCAGTTTTATCATTCATATGTAATCTCCAAATTGTATGTTAAAAAAATGTCCTGCTTTTGTTTAACCACCGTGCAGGCTACGGTGCTTTACATGCATAACAACAGTTTTGGGGCTTTAAGTTTTTAGAGCCTGTTGCCTGCATGTTAATATGTACGCAGTGTTACGCAGTATTTTGAACCGCCAATACGTCTCCGGGAGTTGGCAATTCAATAACGGGTTTGGCGGGTTTAGGCTTACCAAACAGAGCATTTTTTGCATTATAAACACGGATTAACGCACCATCATCAAACTGGACAAGATAATATGAATCATCACCGTGACCGCGCGACTCCTTATAACCGATCACAGAAACCTTACCAAGTGATGCTGTAAGCTTGCTTTTAGGCTGCGGTGTTTTACCAACGGCAAAAACAATACCATCGCTATCCTCTAAGCGTTCTAATTCCTGAACCATGTCACTCATTATAATGCCTCAAGATCAACGGCACATGATTTGCCGCGGCTCTCGCCTTCATTGTACGCAATTTTCATGCCGTCCTCGACCTGTTCAATGGAAGACTGCTGAAACGCGGATACATGTACAAATACATCACGGCCACCATCATCAGGCTTGATAAAACCATAGCCCTTTTCAGTGTTAAACCATTTTAATATGCCTGTTTCTTTACTCATATTCACGTCACTTTCATATAAATTAACAACTACTTTAAATCCTGTGTAACAGATTCACCGTGTTTTACAAAGGCAAAACACCCTGCATACCTATAGCCTGTTGATAAAGTAAAAGCAGCTCCTCCTGTTCCCTGCGCTTTTCAGGATCCAACTTACGCAGAGAGATAATCTTACGCATTGTCTTAACATCAAAGCCAACACCTTTGGCCTCTGCGTAAACCTCTTTGATATCCTCCATTAGCGCGGCCTTTTCTTCTTCTAAACGCTCAATGCGCTCAATAAAAGATGATAGACGCTGCCCGGCAACACCACCAACATCCTGTGCCTTATCTTCCTCTGTATCGCTGTTATGGCCAATGCCTGCTGCTTTTTCTGACATATTACTCTCCTCTGTATTTCTAATGTTAATCTTCTTTTTTATAACCCAAAACTTTATACAAATAATCAGATACTTTTTCCAAAAACACCTCGTCATCATCACAAATAACTGAGCCACTTGCCCATGATTTCAATTCACCGGCCGCGTATAAAAGAAATTGCTTATCTGCATATGATAAAAAATCATCTGGCTTCATAATTTTAATTGCACGCGCATGATGAGGAATACGCGCAATGCGCCCTCTCTGCTCAAGCGCTACAATCAATCTGCTTATCCCTGACTTTGATTTAAGTCCCATATGCCTGCTCATTTCTTCGTAGCAAGGCACACGCTTTTCAATTTCAATGCAATTAAGCAAAAAATTGTATAATTTTTCCTGTTGTGGTGTTAATCCGTACTGTGTCATTACATCAACTCCAAAGCTACTGTTATCAGTATGCAAATGATGAGAAACCCGTAAATAAACGGAGCATATTTCTTATTTATTTCCTCATCCGTAAACCATCTGGCTTCATACTTTTTGCCATCTATCTCATATGTATATTTTTTAGACATAACTCTACCTTTCCATTAATTCATTATATTCAAACCGATCCTCTAAGCACTCAACGATATTGACAGCATCGCCCTCAAAATCTAGCAAGCGGTTATTATACACCAGTGCATATTTTTGTACTGTAATTTGAAACTTTACAAACGCCGCGCCTTTAGGTGTTACGCGCCAATATCCTGATGATTTTTTTCCGTTATATCCTTCCTCATGCGGTTTTTTCTCTATTAATCCCCAAAATTTAAGCTTTGAGTAATCCCCGGCACTGGCAGACCCCAGCACAACATCCTTTGCATGAAACCACTCATGGCCAAAATTATGCCATGAATGTATAAGCTGACGCGCCATGGTCTTGTTAATCGACCTCTTATATACCTTAACAAATTGATCACAGCACGGACAATGCTTACCACCTTCATCGCGCGCAGCAATCATCGTTGCTTTGCGCATTTCTGTAATCACAGCATCTTGAAATAAATCCATATCACTCACCCCCTTTCAGGGCTTTTGTAATAATTTCCGTATCAGACTTTGCACGGTCTTTTAAAATTGGTATTTTCTTTAGACCATGGGCAACCATTGATGTGTATCCTATGGCAATTTCACAGGCGTTTTCCAACTCTTCTATCCTCTTATCCTTTAGGGATAGCTCTGCGGCTTGGTTGGCTATGTGGGCGCGGATTTTCTTCAATCTTGTTGGATGAATTGTTGATCTTGCTCCAATAGTAACATTTAAAGCATTATCAATGGTTTGCAGTATGTCGACGACATTCATGTCGTGAACATCCCCGTTATTTGTTGGGGCTTCTCTTCTCTGCCTTTCCCAAAATGAACTGTCTCGTTCTGTTATCTCGTTCGGAATTTCATCACTCATCGTTTTCTCCGTCTTTTAAATTGCCAAGCCCGATCTCGTTAGCCCTTAGCCTCAATATTGTTTGTGAAAACTTGTCTGTTAGGATTAAGTTTTTTGCCTGTTCAGAAAGATAATCTTTACGACCGCCAGAACCGCTTATACATATTCCAGTTACGGGGCATGTTGATGTACTGGCAACCTGCATTCCTGAAAATTCACTACGCATTACGGGTACTAATTTATAACCTACAATGTAATCACTCATCGTTTTTCCTAACTTCATGGTGTTTGTTCCTAAAAACTATCTCATTTTCTGTAATCTCAACAATCTGCATAAGATTTTTTATGTTTCGAGTAAAGTTCTTCTCATTGTTGACCCAATGCCATTGACCAATTCTGAACCTATCACTCATCGTTCTTTTCCTTTGGTTGGGGTTCTGCCGGTACTGCAATTAATTTACATTGTTGACTACGAGGTAAATCTTTTTCGCAAGCGTCAATTTTCAAAGCGTTTGGTAGCCAACCAATCACAGCCAAAGTTAATAAAGCTAATAAAACCCCGTGTCCTAAATCCATACTACCCCTCGCTTTCTTTGGCGGCTTTAATCATGGCTTTGTAAATGTCCACAACATCAGCGTTTGATCTATACGCCGCTTGCTCCATTTCTTCCGTTGGCTCAATCGGCACTGCTACATAACCCTCTTGGATTATGTGGCCTTGTTCGACTAGGTGTCCTTCTCTTATCAGCCCATTAATCAAAAGATCGGATTTATCGCAATCATCGCATTCATTACACCGCCCTTCATTTTCGCCAGCTCTTTCGCACAGATATTGACAGGCTTCATGCTTCAAAATTTCCACATCCACAGCCTTTGGTGCTAGGGCTTGGCGTCTCAGCAATCTTTCTAATTCATCAACAAAATGCGGCATTTCATGGAATAGATACCCCGCACCATCTTCGTCATCGTCCAACATCAACCGAATTTGATTGATAATTCCCCATCCTTGGTAGTGTTCTCTTACTTCATTCGTCATTTATCTCTCCGTGTGTTTCTCTAGGGTGTTGGCGCAAAGAACAATGAGTTCTGCATGAGCAATTCTCTGTGATCGCTTATACGCTGGGACATCTTGATCGTCTTCGTAGAAATCATCACACATAACCTCAATTCCGTACGGTGCGTTAGGTATATCTTGTGGCGCATCAATAAAGAAATCACCACTCAAATCACCTCGTATTTCCCACTTCCCAGCCGTAGCCTTTTCCCGCGCTTCTATCAGTGTTTGAAGGTCTTTCGCGGCTTGTATTAGGACTTCAATAGGCGCGCGTGATGGATTTTCGTTTTCCTCAACGTGCTTAATTGCTCCTTTTAATACATCAAGTTTCATTGTTTTGTTCCTCTTCATAAATCCAAGTCAGTAGTACTGCGTATAGACGAGCAGCGTGTTCGGTTGGCAGGTCTTCTGAAATTACTTGTTTTCCTATTTTTTCTTCTGACACATACCCGAAATAATATAACTTTTCCCCGTCCGTATAATGCCTGTTACCTTGGAAGGGTAACCACCCATCACGCTCTAACCCCTTGATTGCGTCAAGGCTGGTGAGGTAGTTTGTTTTAGGAACGCTCTCAACATGATCGTGATTGTTTGTCGCGCAATAATAATCCGTATTGCCAAGAGTTGACCCCATCTCAACAATATGTAGATCGTTATCAGCACACCAAACCCTCGCATTAATCTCATCCGCAATGGCTTGATTACCTACCCATTCCAAGCCCTCAAGCATTTTAAGGATGTGGCGTATTTCTTCGATCTTATTGGTCATTGTTTTGTTCCTCTATCAATTCAGGTACGACCTCCCAGCCATCGTTTGCATACTCAGACCAGCCAGTTTCTCCATCCAGAACCGCGCAAGCCTCTCTATATGCGTCATTCTTATCTTTCGCCACAACCAGTATGGTTGCTGATTTATTAATCACACACTCGAATACTTTTCCTTTTTCTACAAAGTCGTTTGCCTTAATTATCTCTCTCATGTCCTGCACATCTTCATTCATTCTCAAATCCCTCCATAATTAACCTTGTTGTCTCTACCCCCAGCCCTATAGCCGTTGCAGTAATGCCTATAATACCAGCGGCTGTGTTGAAGATAGGGGAGATCATATCAAACCCTTATCCAATGCTAACCACTCCGGCATTGTGACGGTGCAAACAGAATTATTTTCATGCTGTATTTCTATTTGTGATAAAGGAAGCCATATCCACTGTTCTCTTTCATTGCCGTGCCTATCCTCTAAATAATCACCCTGAAAAAAAGCATGCGCTTTGCCGTTTTCATGTTGACCACGATCCTCAAGCATTACGTCTACCAATTCTGACTTTCCGCTAACCATTGTTTTTTCCTCTTGTCTTTCATGTAAATCTTTTAAAAATTCGCGCGCCCGGTTCTTTGCCTGCATTACTTCTGCGCCATCAAAGCTCTGCCTTGTGTAAACCAATCCTGATTTAATCTCTTTGGGAAGCTTGGCAAAGCATTCACGGCAAAACGGGTGTTTTATTAAAACTTTGGTTTTGCATCCCTCTGCTGTACATGTGCGCTTTTTATTGCTCAATTAATATACCCCTGCACGTAAAGATTATGCTGCACGGCTTGCTGACGATCAGACTCCTTTTCCAGTGAAAGAGGAAGAATGTAAAACAGCACAAAGCAGGCCATTCCAATCAACGCGATAAATGAAAGTATTTCTTTTAGCATGACTCCCCCATATCAAAATGAGGACAATCACGCATTTCCACTATGGGGCTTTCCATGTAGCCCTTTGCATAATCCTCTGGCGTAAATTTTGCCTTAAACCATTCGTAAGCATCGTCTAGCGAATACCCATCCAGTTGCATGTCCCCATCAAGACTATGACCGCATAATTTTTGAGCTTCATTTAACCAATTTTCCCATGAGGAAGTTTTTAACTGCGCTGTTTCTGATAAAAAATTTTCGTAATGTGTCATGGTGTTTTCCTTTCGTTGCATTGAAAGAATATCTTTATTGACAAAACATGTCAACTATTAAAATAGTGTCTGCTGAAAATTACTATAGGCATGCTCCACACGCTCACACGCAGCATCATACCACATCTTATCACGCTCTATCCCAACAAAGGCTCTACCGCTCTGCACAGCCGCAACCGCTGTACTACCAACGCCCATAAACGGATCCACAACAACATCACCCTCTGATGATGAATTTTCTATATACATCTGCATTAAAGATACTGGCTTTTCCGTTGGGTGTCCCGTTACGTCTCTATGTGAAAAATCAACACCGGCCATAGATGAGCAATTATTAATCATGCGTGCCGCGCCCTTATAAAAAAAACCAATAAACTCATCATTTTTCATATAATATCTATTCGGTGTTGCGGTTCTCTTATTCCAACGCAGCAGATTATGAAACTTAAATCCTGCTGCTATTGCCTCTCTCTGCATATGAAATTGATTTTTGCTATCGGCCATGACATACGCATTGGCTCTGTCTTTCAAGCATTGATAAAATAACGGCATAAACTCTGACCAGTCAGGAATATCACCATCAAATAAATTTCCTGTATTCCCATATTTATGTCTGCCATTACCAAAACGCTCATGCAATCCTCCGACCGTGCATCCACCTGATGTAAGCTCATATGGCGGGTCACATACCAACAAATCATATCTCTCACCCTCTGATATAAAACGCGGCAAAATCTCCATTGTATCGCCAAGATAAAGCGTGCAGCTACCAATTACTGTTTTCATATTCATACTCTATGTTTAAAATTGCACGGCCGATTATTTCTGGTATTTGTGGGACAACCGCATTACCTAATGATTTAAGTCTGTCCATCCCATCGGGAACCCCATTAACCACTCTACCCACTGCGGGTTCAAATTCCCAATCGCATCCCCGCAATATCCTGCTATTTCTTCCTCTAGATTCGCTTTGTTCCGATTGGCAAGCTGTTCCCTGTTCTCGT